GGAATAAAATTGCTAAGATTAAGGCTCATGGAGAAATTATTGGTGAAGGGACTGATAAACAGTGTACAGATGTTATCGAAATTCTTCAGGAAATCCCATTTGAAAAAATTGGAGAGGTCATTAAGGATGATTCGTCCGACGGAGTCAATTCGTCCGACGGAGTCAACCGGTCCGACGGAGTCAACTTGTCCCACGGAGTCAACCGGTCCGACGGAGTCAACCGGTCCGACGGAGTCAACTGGTCCGACGGAGTCAACCGGTCCGACGGAGTCAACTTGTCCCACGGAGTCAACTGGTCCGACGGAGTCAATGATTCCCACGGAGTCAATTCGTCCTATGGAATTTTAAATTCTGTTGGAATATCAAAAGGACTTTTTTGCTTGAACAAAAAGAATGAATATTATTTGTTCAACAAAAAAGTGAAGAAAGAACGGTGGGAAGAAATCCAATTGAAATTGTATAGGAGATTGAATGGATGGCATCCTGAATTTAATAATCTTAAATATTTATATCTAAAAAGTGGATTAGAATGGAAAAAGACTCCAATCCCGAAGGCTGAAGAAGTACAGAAAGAAGAAGCATGGAAAGACATGCCGAAGGTTGCTGTTGAGTATTTGGCTTCTCTTCCCGAATTTGATAAGAAGATTTTTGAAGGAATAACTGGAATTGAAGTAAATAATGAAAATTGACATAGTTAGATTGTTAAATGATTATTCTATCCCTTGCAAGCAACCGGACGGCAACAAAGTCTTCCCAGGTTGGATTGGGGTTCATTGTCCCCTCTGCGGCCACTCTGGCTGGTATGGGGGTTTCAATTTAGACAAAGGATATTACAGTTGTTGGAATTGTGGAGGAGCTTCCATGTCATGGGTGCTCTCTCAGCTGCTGTCCATCGGGGTTCCTCAGGCCAAGGAGTTGATGAACTCCTATTGGGGGATTTCCTCTGGAACGCAGGCCTCTGGATCCGGTTCGGTTCGGTTCGGAACAGCAACCCATGTGGATCTCCCCGGGGGTGATCTGAAACCCATACACAAGAAATACCTGAAGAAAAGAGGATTTGATCCGGGGTATTTGGAAGACAGATATCACATTAGGGGAACCGTATCAGGGGATTATAAATACAGAATCATTATACCCATCTATAACAGAGCAGGTCGGCTGATTTCCTATCAGGGCCGGACAGTGATTGACTCCCCTGTGAAATACAAGGGAGCTCGACTGGATGAATCAGTGTCCCATTACAAGCACGCTCTCTACAATATTAACAATTGTGAAGGTTCCGGGATCCTGGTTGTGGAGGGGGTCTTTGATGTGTGGAGGTTGGGGGATGGGGCTGTGTGTACTTTCGGCACCTCTGTTCCGGATCAGCAAGTGAAGGAGATGGCGGTATTTGATAGGATCTTCCTGTTATTTGACCCGGAACCTGCTGCCCAAAAGAAGGCACGGAAGATTGCATTGAAATTAGCTTCTCTCAAAAAGGAAGTTGAGATGATCAACCTTTCCTCCGGGGATCCTGCTGATATGTCCTTCTCAGAAGCAGTGAGAATGAAAAAGGAGTTGGGAGTTGGATAAATACTTAACGGATATTAAGTGCTTTATTCCTATCCCCATTCCCGGAGCAAATCAATTTTGAGTTTTAAGGAGGGAGATGTGAAGATTAATTATGACAAATATTGCAATATGGGGTTCCTTTGCCTGAAGAGAGAATATTGGCATTTGCCCCTATATGAGGCCGTACGGAGAGCTGTGTTGGAGGATCAGTCATGAAGCGGGCAGACAAACAGTTTTTGACTTGGTTGGTCAACTGGGCTGAGGGTTTTGCTATTGTAGACCGTCACAACATCAGTCTTCCGGACGGCAGGGTGTTTTCCATAAAAGATTTGAACTCATGTACTGCCTGGACCAAGTGTCTTCTCCCTCTGTTGTTTCAGAGAGCCATTGAGGGGATCAACAAAGAATCCAGCGACCCGGCTACAGGCACTCAGATATATCAGAATGATTATTGTATCTGGATTTCTCCCTCCACTCATGGGGGCCTGTTTCCTTTCAACAAGGTAGTCAGAACCTCATTTTATTTTCGGAGGAATCCGGAGGAGCCAGATATGGAATTACATAGCAATGAAGATGAAGCCAAAAGACATGCATTGTTGTGTTTGTATAAAGGAGAGTAAAGATGAAGAAAGGTGTGTTGAATCTGGAGTATACTTATGATGAAAGTGCTCCTGATTTCTTTCAGTCATTCGGGACAAGCTCAGAGAAGCTGACCGCTTTGTTGACTCTGGTAGTGCTCCAGACCAACAATGCAGCTGAAGGGGTCCTGTGGTTGTTGGAAAACAAAATGGTGAATGGTGGAATGATTATGGCCATTCTTGCTGATGCCCTCATATCCTGGGGCCGGAGAGCTCCCGGGGTATACAATGCTGCTCTTGCAGCCAAGGAAAATGAGGAGTGGAGGAAAGACCTGGAGGAGGCTGCCAAGGGGAATCTGAAGGGAAAGGTGACCACAGAAGCCCTGTCCGCCGTTCTGAAGGGGATTCAGGCAGCGCATGCGGCTATCCTGGAGGCCAAGAAGAAAGCTGCTGAAGCTGAGAAAAAAGCCAGGGAAGAATCCAAGGAAAAGGAGGAATCCAGTGAGCCAAAAGAAAGTGCCGAACCTGGAGCCCCGTCAGAAGACGGGACCAACCCCGAAAAATAAACCATATCCCCAGAGCCGTGCCCGGGCTGTAATGAATAGGCGGGGAAAGCAGATTGGCTGGGTGATGACCTATTTGCGGGATCGCTGGGATACCAAAAAGCGCAGACCCGGGAAGAAATCCCGGAAAAGAAAATGCCGGATGATTAAGGAATCCCGGCGGATAAACAGGAGAAAATAATGGCAAAGGAAAAAGGACTATTTGAGGAACTGTATAATCAGGAAGAAGATCCGAAATTGAAACGGAAGAAGGGACGTACACGCCGACTGGTTGAGCAGAACTTCAATCAGATGACCGCCCTGCTCAACAAGGAAAAGATTGAGCTGGAGGAAAAACTGGAAAAAGCCCAGGAACAGGTTGTATCTGGGAATCTGGATTCTATCAAGAAGCTGGCTGAGATTAAGCAGGAACTGAGAGACGTTGATGACCTGATCAAGCTGAATGCTGAGAATCAGGAGGAGGTTCTGGGTGCCTAAATTAAGGGATCTTACTGTGATGACAACAAAGGTCATAGATCGTTCCCCCCCTGATTTTTCCTACTCTTTGGAGACTTTCCTCAGATACAATCCGGGGGTCTGTTGTTGTGAATTAGTTGATAATGGGATTCTCCGTTACGTCAATTGGAATACACTTGATGTGGCGTCATTCCTGTCCCGATTTCCTCCGGTGGAGAGAGACCACTTTGAAAGAGTGGTTTATAATAATCCTGAAGAATGGGTCTTCGATATGAAAGCCCCATGCTGGCACCGAATAATAAATGGAGAGGTGCTCCTACCCGAACGGCCTTTTATACAGCCGTCACGTGCTAAATTTGAAAAATGGATAAATAAGTTTTCATTTATCAATCAGCACCCATGCAGGACATCCTCCTCCAGGAAAAAGCGGATTCTGGCACGTCTGGATTTGAGCAAGCCTTCCGGATAGATCGGAAGTAGTCCCAATAAGAATGAACAAATCCAGCAAATTACAACAGCTGGTAAAGGAGGTGTCCGGGTTGAAACGCTAACACATTTATAGGCTTTTGTGTTAAGACAGATTCGGGCCCGTCCCTCAGACCGGGGATGGGCCCCCTTTCAAAGGAGAAAAGTATGGACAGAACAGAGATTGAGGAATTGAAGAAAGGGTGGGAGGCAGATCCTCATTGGGATCTGGAGGACACCCCCGGGTTTGAAGAGCATTATGATGAGCTCCTGGCTCATAGATATGAGAAAGAAGTTGAATGGGAAAGTGCCAGATTAGATGCCTTGGAAAAGAAAGGACTTGAATTGGGGATCCCTGGGAGATTGGCTTTGACTGGATATATTCTGCGTTTGGAAAATCGAATTGAAAAATTGGAAGAGGAGGTCAGATGGTTAAAAGCGAATATCACGGCCACCAAATAATTTGGGTAGAGGGAGAATGGGTTTATGCTGATACAAAGGAGAAGGTGTTGGAGGTTGGAAAACGGCCTTGTCCTGTGTGTGGGAAAGAGCCCACCAAAGAATTACATGATGGATGTCTAGGCCGGATCCCCGGGGTGAAGTTTGCCTGTTGTGGCCATGGGGAAGTGGATCAGGCCTATATTGTGTTTGACAATATGATTATTTTCAGAGGAAAGCAGGCAATTGATTGGTTCATTTGTAATCTGCCTGCATGGAGGATCGGTATATGATTGTTTACAAGCAGTGGAGAAAGGTTTCAAACGGTGGGTTGGTCAAAACCTATTGGGAAGGCTGGTTTTTATTTGGTTTTATTCCCCTGTATATCCGGCAGCGGAAGGATAGGGGAATTGACAGGATCCGTTGACCCGTCCGGATTAGGAGGAGGCTGGCCTGTGGGGGTCCAGTCCTTCCATGTAATCTCATGGGAATTCGTAAATGCCTGAATCTGTCGAACTGACAACCGCTTCCATGTAAAAACAAATAATCCTTCCCTATAGACGTGTCCATGGAAAAGCGATATACTTTTCCATGTATGGATAATATAAAAGGTATAAGTACCACCAATAACACACCACTCCCGCCCGAAAAACAAGAAGCTCCCCTGTCATATTGCAAGAAACTCATTGATAATTGGAAAGAATTGGGATTGAAACCCCGTGAAATCCGATTCTGCGCTGAATATGTGAGCAATGGCCACAATGGTACTCAGGCCATATTATCTGTAATGCCTGAAGGGAGATATACGTATAATTCCGCTGCTGTGTTGGCTTCTCAGTGGTTAAAAAGTGATAAGATTCAACAAGCCGTGCGCAGGTGGTTTGAGCGTTGGCTGGATGAAAAGAAAGAGAAAATGGAGAAGGAAATCATTGATGTGTACTATCGTAGGGCCTTTTATCCATTGGATGTTTTCTTTGACGACAATCGCAAGGCTCTTCCTCTGAACAAGATCCCCCGGGAGTGGCATTGTTGCATAGACGGAATTGAAGATAGGTACTATGGCAAGGATGCCGATGTCAAAACCACAGTGATGAAATTGGCCAATCGGGAGAAGGCTCTGGACACACTGGGTAAATATATGACTATGTTCAAGGAGTTTTCTGTTCATGAGCATCGGATAACCCAGGAGACAGCAGACAAGCTGGGATCCATTTTTTCACAAGAGCCCCGCAACGTGACTCCGGGGAGAGATGAAGGGGGAACATTTCCACGTGTTTCAAATGAATGATGATATTTTGCTGAAAATCAGAAAGTGGCCTCATTTGCTTGGACATACGATAGGAAAGACCCGCCTCAAGGAGCTTCATTCAGAGTGGATCCGTTATATGTGGGAATCCTATACATCTGTTGCCCTTCAGGCTCCCCGCGGAACCTACAAAACGACAGCCCTAGATATTGTAGGCCCGATTTGGTGGTTGTTATTTCACCCCAATGATCGTATTGCTATCATACGAAAAACAGCCACAGATGCCCGTGACATAATAAAGACAATTTCAGCAGTGGTGAAGCTGCCTGAAATCCAATGCATATTTCAATACGCTCATGGCATTCTTCCTTATGCCCAAATTGACAGAGACAATAAGTTGATATTCAATTTCAAGGGAACTGTGACCCCTGAGGGAAATATTGATGGGTACGGTATTGATGGGAACTATACAGGAAAGCATTATGAGAAGATTCTGGTGGATGATGTTATTACCAGAAAAGACAGGTGGAGCAGGGCGGAACGGGAAAGAGTGAAGAACGGGATCCGGGAGTTGCAGACCAATGTTCTGGAACCGGGTCAGCCCATCATGGCCACGGGGACTCCGTGGCACAAAAAGGATGCTTGGGAAGTCCTGCCGGAGCCCAGGAAATACTATCATGAAGATTGTCAGATCCTCTCCCTGGAGGAATTGGAACTCAAGAAGAAACTCACCACCCCAGCCCTGTATGCAATTAACCATCTCCTGAAGCACGTAGCCAGTGAGGATGCGTTGTTCAAGGATCCCGTGATGGGCAAATGGGATTGGCGCACCAACCCGTCCGCCCCCGTTTCTCACCTGGATGCTGCGTTTGATGGGGATCACACTAATGCCTTCACAATCCTTCAGGATCGACTGGACGGAAAGATTCAGGGCATTGGCAAAGTGTATTCCGGAAATGTGAAAGACTGGAAGCAGCACCTCAGCGCGTGGTATAACAAATATCATGTCAAATGTATGTATAATGAAACCAACCCTGACAAAGGATTCACTGCTGATATGCTGGAGGCTGCTGATGTGGGGATGAGCGTAGAGCGGTACGATGAATCTATGAACAAAATGGCCAAAATATCTATAGTATTGTACAAGTATTGGAAAGATATAATTTGGGATGAGGATGAGACCGATGAGGAATACATGGCCCAGGTCACTGAATGGATTGCTGGACAGGAGCCCGATGATGCCCCTGATTCAGTTGCGTCACTCCTGAGAGAGTGGAAAGAAGGGGGCTCAGTGTATTCTGATGCCCTATACACCGCATAGGGAGAAGAGAACATGGAAGAAGAAAAAAGGGATGAATGGAGCGTGTCGGTCAATCGGTCCGATGGCTGGATGAATGTGTTTGCTGGAATAGGTGGTCAGTACGACAAGAGCTTATATACTACTACAGCTGACTATCGGATTTTGTCTAATCAGACATTAACAGATTTGTGGATGGGAGATGGGTTGGGGAATCGAATAGTCAAGATTGTGGCCGATGATATGACGCGGAAATGGATTACCGTTCCGGGGGATCCCTCTGAAAAGATATTGGATGCCCTTCATCAGCTGCATGCCAAGAGTGCCTTCCATGAAGCCTTGTGTTGGATGAGGCTGTATGGAGGATCTTTGATAGTTGCGGGGTATCGGGATGGCGGAAACTTAGATGACCCTTTGAATGAAGGGAGTATCAAAAGTATTGACTTCCTGCAGGTCTATTCCCGGGACCAAGTGTTTCTAATTGAAACTAATTTGATAGGAGACCCAAATGACCCCAATTTTGGGGAGCCTGAGTATTTTGATATCCAGCCAAAATATGGCCGGACTTTTCGGGTCCACCGGTCCCGGTGCCTGGTGTTCAAAGGGGAAATGGTGCCAAATTATGCTAAAGAAGATAACTGGAATCATTATTGGGGTATGAGTGTGTTGCAGCCTATATGGGATCGGATCAGCAACCTGGGGGCTGCGGAGCAGGGTGTGTCCAATATCATGTTGGAGTTTATTGTTGGCAAGTATAAGCTGGAGAACCTGGCCAAGATGCTGGCAGAGGGAAGAGAGAATGAGGTTATCCGCCGGTTGACTTTGATTAATATGGGTAAGAGCTTGATAAATGCGGTGCTATTGGGGGAAAATGAGGATTATACCCGGGACTCAGCCAATATGGGAGGGCTGGCAGATGTGTTGGATCGGTTGATGATGTTTCTGGCTGGGGTATCAGGGATCCCTGTTACCAAGCTTTTCGGCCGTAGTCCTGCCGGGGAGAATGCCACAGGTGAATTTGATATGAGGAACTACTATGATATGGTATCCTCAGTTCAGGAAAATAAGCTGCAAAGGCCATTGCAGATGCTGGTGGGCTTTATTGCTAAAGTGTTGAAAATAGCAGATCCCATTATTGAGTTCAACCCCTTGTACCAGCCCACTCAGAAAGAAATGTTGGAAATGAGAAAACTTCAGGCTGATATCGACAATATTTATTTGGAAAAAGCGGTGCTTACTCCGGAAGAGGTATTCACAAGCCGATTTGTGGATGGGTATTCTTTTGAGACTGAGGTGGAGCCCTTTCAGGAACCGGAAGAAGAAATGGAACCGGCAAAGACTCCGCCAAAGAAAGCCCCTTCTATGTTGGGTGAGGAAGAGGAAGAAGAATGAATTCAGCCGTGTTCCGATCTGATGCGGGACAGCTTTTGGAAGCTTCTTCATCAGTGAAGCTAAAGAAATCCTCGAATAAGGAAGCATTTCTCACTCTCCTGGCCATGAAAAGGAAGCAGATGAATGCTGGGAACCGGGCCCGCACCAAGGCTCCCGCTCCGCTCCCCTGGCTTTATCCGTGGGCGGTGGAAAGAGCATACCGGGATTATGTTCGGAATATGATGATTTCCTTTACCGATCTGACAAAAAAGGAGATATTGCCCAATCTGAAGTATTGGTTGGATGAGAATCAGGATGGCTTAAGAACAGATGTGGAAGAGAATGAAGGAGAGACCGCTGTATTGAAAGAGATAGCAGAGGTCTTCCTGGCTTTTGGAGCTTTGGATCTGTTGTTCTTTTCCGGATCTGGAGGGCGGAATACCAAAAGTGAGGTGAAACGATATGGGATCCGTGCTGAATCCTTCAACAGTAAAGAGTGGAAAAAACAGACAAAAAGGATTTTGGGAACTCCCTATGATATGACCGATCCGTTTATATCCTCTGCTGTAGAGGCCTGGGCCATGAGGAATTATGAGCTTATACGGAGCCTGGAGCAGAGATATATCAAAGACCTGAATCAGATAATACTGGATGCTGTACAACGTGGGGAAACGTCACAGAGCGTGTCCCAGAAAATCCATGCCCTGGATAGGAACCTGAAGGGGTATCAGGTTGATCGTCTTGCCCGTGATCAGATAGGCAAGTTGAATGGAGTGCTGAACCGTCAAAGGCAGATGAATGTCGGAATTTCTACTTATATCTGGACTACGGCTGGAGATGAGAGAGTGAGGGGGAACCCGGCAGGGCCTTTCAAAAGAGCCGTGCCATCTCATTATATCATGAGCGGAGAAATCTGCCGGTGGGATGATTCCACTGTGTATTGGAAGGGCAAGTGGGTGAAGAGAACCGGCCGAATGCCTAAGGAGCATCCGGGGGAACCAATCCAATGTCGGTGTACGGGGCTCCCGAACTGGTCCACTCTTATTGAAGAAGCTGATCAGATGATCAGGGAGGCTGCTTAGTATGAAGATCAGGGAAGAATTGATGAGATATCTTATTGATGAGGCTGAATATTTACGGAGTGGAACAGTGACCATTGAGATATCAGCTACAAGTAATAAAACTGACGTGGTGACCAAGGCTTTGGTTAACGATGCTAGCCGGAAAAGGTACCGTATTTTATCTGAGCAGCAAGTAAGTTGGATTCGATCTCAGATTCAGGAGGTGGAGTTTGGCCGGGTGACTATTCAAATTGATAATGAATCTGGATCCCCTGAAATATTTTCTGAGCGGCGCAAGCGGTTTCCTCACGTACCATGTCCAGCTTGAGGAAAAAGATATGCGAAGGGGTAGACGTAGTTTAAAAAAAGGGTTATTATTAAGATAGTGATCACAAACCCTTCCCAGTTGTGTTGTGATTACCAAATCTGACTGATTGAGGAACAAAGGTCAGGTTCAGGAAAAGCCAAATTGGCATATTCCTGGATCTGACCTTTTTTTATTTTTGGAGGAATGAATTGGGGATTCCTAAAACGTATACAATTTTAGATACGGCAGTTTATAACACAGATAAGATTGAAATTGTTGGGGATAAATTCCAACTTAAACTCCAGCAGGATGATATTGATTTTACTGAGGATTTTGCTGATGATACAGGGTTTACCTATGATTCTAATTTGGCAGAATTCCCAGGCGGGCAAGTTCAACAAATAGATAAACGTCCTGCGAATGCTATTGCCTATGCCTCTTTTAATTTGGATGAAAATCTAAATTGGGGAGAAGGTACTCTCAATGGAACATTAAATGGAAATGCTTCTGTTTCTGGTGGCGAACTTGATCTTACAGGCGGGGATGCTAACGTTGAATACAATACCGATAATTTGGTATCAATGATTCAGGAAGGATGTATCAGAATTAGGTGGAAACCAAATTATACAGGCAATGCTCCTGCTATTCAAGAGATTTTTCAATCAAATATAAGTACAGTAGACAGAATTCATTTACGTCATAATGTTAATTTTTTCCAATGTTATGTATATAATTCTTCAGGAGTTCTACTTTTTAATATGAGTTTTGTATGGACACCTTCTACAATAAAATATTACGAAGTAGAACTTAATTTTAATGCTACTGCTGGGATTGCCCGTATTTTTATTGATGGGCAATTACAAGATTCAGATTCAAATACAGGTACAAGAACGGAAAATAATCTTTTCAGGATTGGTGCCAGTTCTGGAATGGACAGTTACATTGATAGTGTTTTAATTTTTGATACTGTCCAACATACATCAAATTATACTCCGGATTGGTCGGATGTTTATAATACAATTTATTTAGGGTCATCTATAATCTTGCCAGAAATGGAACATACTGGAGTTGGAACAATTAAGCTTTTCAATTCTTTTTCAATCATAGAGTCAGGATCTCCGAGATATGTTATTCAGATAGGAAGATCCGGAGATTATTTATATTGGTCTGGATCAGCTTGGGTTGTCTCAGATGAAACATATGATCAAGCAAATGACGTAACAACCTTTAATTCAAATTGTGGAAGTCTCTCTGTTGATGGGGAAGAATATGGACAATTCATGATTATATTTCCGGATACAAATATTCAATGTATTGTTGATGAACTTACTGCTAACATGAATGTGGATATAGGATATCCGACAGACAACCCGGTAATTATTTTTTCTGAAACAATCTTGCATGAAGGATTGGAAAATATTTCCGGTGTTGTGGAACAAACTGGCTCAGATGATGTAGAACTTACCTTTTCAAAAGGAACGGTTGATTATTATTTTGACACATCAGATTGGGTTGTGTCTAGTGGGTATCCTCAATCTAACACAATAGCTGAAGCTGAAGCGGCCAAAGCATCTTTCACAATTGAAGGTTTTCCGGTAGTTATGACTACAAAAGTATATCTGTATTCGGATGATGGAAACTCCACCCCAGCATTTGAGAGTTTGACATTGGAGTATGATTTTGTAGGGACCGAAGATGCTCCTCCCATAACTGTTGTGTATGGATGGGCCAGAAATATTGACGGAACTCCATCGACAGAACCTTTTGATATTGTGTTATATCATGATGCGGTGAAATATCCTACGGTAAATCTGGTACGTAATATTCCAAAAACAATTGTTACCCCCAGAGCAAATGGATATTGGGAACAACCTTTGATCCCAACAGATGATATGGAATCTGGATCATATTATGAAGCTAGGTTTCCACTGAGAACAAGAAAATTCTTAGTTGAGAATACTGATTATCAGTCCTTCAATGATTGTATCTTACCAGGAGGAAATGAGTGAAAGAAGAAAAGAGAGTTGCCGGAGAGATCCCGGAGGAAGAAGATCAGGAACTTGAAGAAGAGGACAAATGCGGAACCAAGAAAAAGAAGAAGGATTCTGCTGATGAAACCAACCCCGGGTCCGGACCGGAGCGGACCGATGAGTTGACCCCTTCTTTTTCAGCGGATCTGAAGGGGCTCCCTGAGGAAACCCGGTTTGACCGCATAGAGGCTCCTGATTGGATGACCTCCCGGTTTGATCTTACTGATGACGGCTATCTGAAAGGCAGGGCGGTTATCACCTGTGTGGGGGTTTTCCTGTACCAGAACAAAGACGGCTCTGTCTGCCGGGAATTGCGGCACCCCTCTGAGGTATTCCACCCTGATTCCATTGCTTCACTGAAGGGGATCCCTCTGACCAATATGCACCCCCCTGAAAGAGTGACCGCAGAGAACATTGCCAAGTACGGGAAGGGAATGACTGGGGACAATCCCTCATACCCGGCCAATTGGGAAGACATGATGCCCAAGAATCCTGAATACATGAACGGGAAAAAATTGAGTGATGGATACAACCTGGCCAATGATTTGACCTGGACGGATCCGGACACAATTCAGGATATCATGGATGGTCGTCAGGAATTGTCTGCCGGTTATTCTATGGTGTACGATCCCACCCCTGGGGTTTGGTGTGGGATCCCCTATGATGGGATACAGAGGCGGATCCGGTACAACCATGTTGCTGCCGTTGATCGGGCCCGGGCGGGAGATGCTGCCCGCATGAGAATGGATTCTGCTGACGCTTTCTGCGTTGGTGAAATAAATAATATGGAGGACCATATGAAAACGACCAGAATTGATGGCGTGGATTATCAGGCAGAGGCCAAGGTCATTGAAACAATGGACAAAGCGCAGAAAGACCTGAAAGCGAAAACTGATGAATTTAACGTCTACAAGGAGGATACTGTCAAACAGATATCCACCTTGGAAGCTGAAAGGGATGACTTCAAGGCCAAGCTGGAAAAAGCTGAAAAAGACTTGAAGGAAGCCAAGGATGCTGCTGACGACCAGGAACGGATTGACGCAGCTGTCAAGGCCAGACTGGATCTGCTCCGGGTAGCAGAGAAAGCTGGCGTGGAGGTCCAGGATAGTATGTCTGATCTGGATATCAAAAAAGCAGTTATCGGAAAATCCAACCCCGATCTGAACCTGGATGAAAAAGATGAGACATATATCAATGTCCGTTTTGACATTGCTCGGGAAGATTTGGAAAAGACTGATGCGGCGGCTGACCAAAATATTCAGACCGTTCTGGACTCCAAAAAGCCGGATCCGGAATTGAACCTGGATGCCAAGCGTGATGAATATGAAAAAGAACTTAGCGGTCGCTGGAAAGGAGAGAAATGATGGCAGCTTATGGAGACATGGACCGGGGGATCCCCGGTATGAAATCTGGGAGTTATTCCCGGGTAGAGAGCAAAGTTGCTCAGGAAGAGATTGCCTTTGGCCTGCCTGTCTTTGGCTATATTGGTGAGGACGGCAAATGTTGGGGGTACAAGAACGATGTGGGCAAAATCGTTTTTGATGCTGATTTTGAGGCCAGTAACGTCATCACCATTACGGTGAATACCGTTGCTGCAGATGATGTTACTTACGCTTCTAGCCATGATAATACTATGGACCTGTTATTGGCTGCAGTACAGGCTTTGGAGGGGGTGGAAGCTGCTCTGGACTCTACAGATACGGATAATCGGACCCTGCTCATTCGTGTGAAGGGTGAGACTGCAGCTGTGACTGAGGCCGTTGTAGGTGGGTCCGGACAGCCGGACGGAACTATCACTTATGGTTCAGGACAGATATTCCTGGGCGTATCTCTGTTCACTCAAAAAATGCCTTATGACAGTTCTGCTGCGTATGATGCAGAGGACGCGGTCAATGTTATGGTGGACGGATGGATCAGGGGAGAGACGGCTGCAGCTGTAAGTGTCAATGGAACTCCCTATGTAGTTACTACTGAGGGAGCCAACCTTGGTAAGTTCAGCACTTCCGGTGAGGAACTTACAGGGTACTATACAGAAGATGTGGCTACCGCAGGCAATGCAGAGCTCCGGGTTCAGGGCCAGGCCCCTATGACCTATGGCGAAATTGCTTTTGCTTAAAAGAGGAGGAAAGAAATGAAGAAACACAATGACCCTTTCCGGCTGGATGCTAATGAGTCTGCTTTTTTTGACAGGGAGTTGAAGTACATCAAGGCCCGGTCTTATGACACTAAGTACAAAGACCTGAAGTATGCTGCACTCATTCCGGTATCCACTGAAGCCAATTCCGGAGCCAGGGAGATCACTTACCAGAGATATACCAAAATTGGCTTTGCGAAGATCGTGGCTGATTATGCCAATGACTTTCCGCGTGCGGATGTGTACGGGGAAGAAGTGACTCAGAAGGTGCGGTCTATCGGTAACAGTTTTGGATATTCCATTCAGGAAATCCGGGAAAGCCAGATGGCTGGCAAGAACCTGGATCAGAGAAGGGCTGACGCTGCCCGAAGGGCGCAGGAAGAAAAACACAATGATATTGCGTGGAATGGCGATGATAGTTTTGGACTTCAGGGCTTCATCGACTATCCCGGTATTACTGAGTACACCTTGCCTGATGGAGACGCGGGGACCACTGACTGGGCCAGCAAAACTCCCGATGAGATTATTGCGGATATGAGCGGCATTGTAACGGGCATTATAGACTCCACCAATGGTCGGGAAGTTCCGGATACCATGCTGCTGCCTATCGATCAGTATGAATTGATTGCGAATACCCGTATGACTGGGGACACTGAAAGAACCATTATGAAATACTTCTTGGAGAACAACCCCCACATCAAGACAATTGACTGGCTGGTTGAGCTGGCTGATGCCGGATCTGCTGATGATTCCAATGATCGGATGATGGTGTATAAAAAAGATCCCATGAACCTGACTTATGAAGTACCCCAGACCATTGAGCAATTTGCTCCCCAGCAGCACAACATGGAGTTTGTTGTGCCTATTCACTCCCGCTCCGGCGGCGTGATTGTATACTATCCACTGTCTGTGTCTTACGCAGATGGTATCTAATCCAAGACAAAAGGAAGAGGAGGAAAGGAAATGTTTTTGGAATGGAAAGAAAATCGGATCCTGATCGTTCCGCGGATGAAGAAAGCTAGTGGAGTCACCAACAAAAAGGGACAGAAAGTTGCTGGCCGGAAGGTTGGTAAGGTTATCCTTAAGCCCGGAGTGAACTATGTCCCGGACCAGTTCTATCAGGACATTGAAGGCATTTTGGAAGGTAAGATCAGAAGTGGTCAGATTGAAGCCTATACCGTGGAGAAGGATGGGAAAAAGATTTCGGCCACTATTGATCTGATGGATCCGGCCCAGGTGAAACGTTTGGCCCGGGAGACATATGACCTGGACTCATTAAGGAAAATGCTGGAACAGGCCAAGGGTGACGAATCCCGGACTATTCTCCGCGCCCGTGAGAATGAGCTGGAGAAGGAATACAAAAAGATGGGCGCCCAGACGGAGAAGGCCAAAACCAAAGAAGAGGAAAGCAAAACAAATAAGGCCACTCAGGTTGCTTCACCCAAGGTGGAAATGGAATAATGAGTGCTAGTACAGTTTTGGATGCTATTGCTCCTCAGTTCGCCTCTGATGCTGGAAAGACAACCTTTCTGAGCTTGGCGGCCGGCCGTACGTCCTCATGTTTCTTTGGAGTCAATTATGATCTGGCGGTTGCTCTGAGGGCGGCACATATGATGACCCTCAGGGACCGCCGGTCAGGTTCCCCCGGGGCTGCTTCTAGCAAGAGGGAAGGAGGACTGGCCATCAGCTATTCCCAAGCCCAGGGCGGTGATGCAGATTTGGGCCAGACCCACTATGGTCGGCAGCTGGAAGGATTGATCAATGGGAATATTCCGGCAGTAGGATTGACAGGAGGCGGAGTTGCCTGTACACAGTGAGGTCATTGAGAAAGATTTGGGGTGGGAACAGATCAAAAAAGATCTGTTGAAGCTCAACGGGGCTGTTACTGAGGTGGGCCTTTTTGGTCATGGGGGATCCCCGGAGACGGACGTGGCAGCCAGAGGGGCTGTTCATGAATTGGGATCCCCCCGGCGGAACATTCCCCAAAGACCCTTCACCCGAAATGCTTTTGATGCGAATCAAAGGAAGTTTTATGATTTTATTGACAGTCAGTATGGAACCATGTTGGATGGGAGATTGTCCCCAGCAAGGTTGATTGCATTGACAGGAGAAAAGATGGTGTATTATATCAAGCGGTCTATTTCATTTGGAACATTCCTCCCGTTGAAACCCAGGACCATTTTGATGAAGGGAAGTTCCAAACCTCTGATTGATACAGCCATCATGAGAAACTCTGTCACCCACAAGGATGAAGTCTGATGGGATATGAAGAGTTTGCTGAATTTCACAGTAATATTTCTGGTGAGAACAAAACTGGGGCCTATGTAGGCCGATTGTGGGTTGCCTCTCCAAGCGGAGATGTGTTTATTGAGGGATCAGTTCAGCCCCTCAGTGGATTTGAGGCCCAAAATCTTAATGTGGGCGAAGACAATCTGGGCAAAATGAAATTGTTTACCGACACGGAATTAAAAGTGGCTGAACAGGGAACAGAAAACAAAGGGGATATGATCTATTGGCTAGAGGATCGGTGGGAAGTAATAGCATTGAGGTCTTGGCAAAATAATATTATCCCCCATTATGAATATGTTGTGGAATATAGGGGGCCTGTACCAGCATGACTCCTACCGAATTGATGGATTTTGTATATAGTTGGATAAATAAGGTGATTAATACGGAGGCTACACCAGCAAGGGACCTAAAAATAATTGAGGAGTACCAAAGCGCACCCCGCCCTGATCCACCGTATTTGACTATATCGAATCCTTTTGGGTTTCATCCAATTGGTCGGGCAACAAAAGGTGGGATCAAGGTCAATGATTCAGGGATTCCTATTGATGAAGAGGGGGATCCGATAGCCCCAGGAGAAAATGGAGTACAGGAAATGGTCCAGGACTTCCAGGCTACAATAACACTGAAAGAAATAGGCAGTCGGAATGAATCTACTGGAGTCCCCAATGGGGGAGATGGCCGGTTCCTTCAGGAACTGCTTATGAGCATAGAAAAGGAAGAGATTCAGCAGCTTGGGGCCACTAACCAGGTTGCTTTCCTTACAGAATTGGGTATTTCCGCATCCCCAGAGGAAAGGGGAGGGGAATGGGACCTGATTGAAATGTTGGATATTCAATTCGGGTTTGCGGTCAAAGCTACTGAGAGACTTAGTTGGATTGATACCGTGGACTGGGATTATACATTCGAGACAGGAGGAGAATAATATGGGTAATCCTTTGGATGGAATTGTTGAAGTCACGATATCCCGGCAGACGGCCTCTATCCAGACTGCTAATTTTGGCACTTTCGGGATAATCAGTGAGTTCAACACAGACAAGACCTCAACTACTTTTGACCGTTATCGCACTTATGCCAGCTTGACTGAGATGGTTGCAGATGGTTGGGCAACTACGGATCCGGTGTATTTGGCCGCCGCGGCGGTATTTTCTCAGAATCCGGCCGTGGATGAAGTTTTTGTGGGAAGAAAAGATTCAGGAGATGCAGATTGGACTGCTGCTCTTACGGCAATTCAGATTGCTTCCGGAGAATGGTATGCTTTCATCATCTTAGGTGAGCAGACAGCCAAGGTCGTATTTGATGCTGATTTTGTGGCCAGTAATTCGATTGTTTTCACGATCAACGGCACTGCCGTGGATCCTGTGGCTTTTGTTACTGGTCAGGCTGAAACTATGGCAGCATTGGAGACTGAAATTGAGTCAGACATTACTGATGCTGTGGTCACAATTGATGCTGGGGACACGAATACTAGAACCCTGGACATTTCAATCCCCGGAACCGGAGTACAGAGTTGCTCTGTGGTTATTACTGGTGGGGCTTCGCAGCCTGATGAGACCATCACTTTTCAGGGACTGGTCTCTGAGGCCAATGAGAAGTTAGCCGCAGCTTGGGCAGAAACTCAGGTGAAAATCTTTTTCTATTTCAGTACAGATACAGACGCCTACAACCCGGCAGTGACAGATGATATTTTTTCCTACATGCAGGATCAGAATTATGACCGGTCCGTTGGAGTCTTCTATTTGGATCCCACAACAAATGCGGATGATGCGGAGAGTGGAGAGTATATTCATGCTGCATGGCCGGGAGAAGCCCTGCCTTATGATGCCGGATCCCAGACTTGGAAGTTTAAGACTCTTACTGGAGTGCCTTCTTATGTACTGACTTCAGCTCAGGAAAATGCCATATATGACAAAAGTGGAAATATCTATACTCCTGTTGCCGGAGTGAGCATCACTTCCAATGGCACTGTTGCCTCTGGGGAATATATTGACGTGATTCGCGGGATTGACTGGATTGTGGCTACCATGCAGGAAACCATTTTTGGTGAACTGGTGAACCTTCGGAAAATCCCTCTTAATGATGGAGGGATTCAAGTCATAACTGGACTGGTTCGGGGTGTGTTGGTAGATGCGGCTGATCAGGAAATTATTGATGTAGACTCTATTGTGGTGACCGCTCCGGATGCGGCGGACATCTCAACCGTTGATAAAGCTGCCAGAACATTGCCGGATGTAACCTTCACGGCCACTCTTTCCGGGGCAATTCACAAAGTTGAAATCAACGGCACGCTGACGCTGTAAAGGAGGAATGAAATGGTTGACTTAATAGCAAGGACATATGACCCTAAATTTGTTACAGTTACTTTTGGCCCTGTGATTATCTCCGGATTTGCTGAAGGTACGTTTGTCAATGTGGCCAGAAATGGGGATCTGTTTGAGAAAAGCCGGGGAGCTGATGGATCAGTGGACCGTGTGAACAAGAATGCACGGGATGGACGGGTGACTATTACTTTGAAACAGACTTCCCGCACCAATGATCAGCTGTCTCTTATTGCGGAGCAGGATCTGTTGTCCAATACGGGTAAGTACCCGCTGACGATCACAGACAAGTTGGGAACCACAGTTGTATTTGCGGCCCAAGCTTGGATAGCCAAGGATCCGGATCCCGATCTTGCTGATTCTCTCAGCAACCGGGAATGGATTTTTGACACGGGACTGATGGAAAAGTTCATCGGCGGAAACGTGCTGTAAGAAAAAAAGTCACTTAAGGAGGATGGATGAGATGAGTGACACAACAAAAGAAGTGGTAGTTGGATCCCATACTTTCTATATCAATCTGTTCGACGGCCGGACGGCCTTAAGGCTGGACAGGCAGGTTCTCCGGATCCTGGCCCCGGCATTGAGCGGGCTGGATGGAGTAAAAGAATTGAAGGGAAAAAGTCTGCTGGATGCTGAAATCAATTTCGGTATGATTGGACGCGGGATTTCTGACAGCCTGAGCCTGTTGGGAGAGGAAGAGTTTGACAGTTTTGTTAATAAGATGTTATCGCAGACCTTCACCCGTGGAGCAGGTGATCAGGCTATTCCGGTCCTGTCTCAATTTGATGCGTTATTCAATAGGAATTTCATTGATTTGTATCGACTATTGTTTGAGGTGATGAGGTTCAACCGATTCACCCCTTTCGCGCTGGTGGGGGGTGGAGGCGGAATAGGAGCAATGCTTGGCTTCAAAAAGGAACAGTCCGGGCAGAAAAAGTCTGGAAAAGAATCGGAGAAATCGGAGAGTTAAGCTCTGATGTTGAGGATGAATTTCCATTTTGGAGATGTGTGCTGGAAGGGGGACAGCCACTGTCTGAGGTGATGGAGTGGAGTCTGGATGATATATATCGGTGCTGTGAGATATTGAATATGAAAGGTGATTACAAAACAGCATATGATTCATTCCAGGAGTACAAGATAGAGGGCTTGAAATAGTGATTGTCCGGGAATTGATCAACCGTATCGGATTTGATGTTGATGAAAGACAACTGAATGAATCCGAACAGCGGGTCAGCAACTTCAAGAAAAATCTCAAAAATATTGCTATTGGGGTGGGGGCTGCTGTGGCCGCTATTGGTTGGAAAGCCATAGAGGCCGCCGCTGACATGGAAATGCTCACCACCCAGTTTGAGGTCATGTTGGGGTCCGCTGAAAAGGCGGAAGCCCTGATGGACCAGCTGAATGAATTTGCCGCCACTACTCCGTTTGCCTTGGAAGACCTGTCCAAAGGAACCCAGAATCTTCTTTCTTTTGGGGTGGCTGAAGAGAATGTCATTGACGTTATGAGAATGCTGGGGGATACGGCTGGGGGCAATGTTGAAAAATTGAATACTCTTGTTTTGGCCTATGGGAAAGTGCAAACTAAGGGCAAGGCATCATTGGAAGAGCTTAACATGATGGCTGAACGGGGGCTTCCCATTTTTGATATCTTATCTCAGCAGTTGGGAGTTACCCGGGAAGAGTTTTTCAAAATGGTATCTGCCGGAAAAGTTACTGCAGACGATGTTACCCAAGCTTTTCGGACCCTGACCTCAGAGGGCGGAATGTTTTTTCAGGGCATGGAAATGCAGTCTCAGACCTTCAATGGTATTATGAGTACTTTGAAGGACAACATCAAACTCCTCTTGGCTGCCATCGGTGGGGAGCTCCTCCCGGTAGCAGGAAAATTGATCAGAATGCTTACAACTCTGGTTCAGGGATCCCTTGGGGATCTTATCTCAGCACTTGTATCCGGACTCGGACCAGTGTTGGAAATGGTTTCCCAATTGTTAGAAGAAGTTTTCAAAGCTGTAGCCCCTTTGGCTGAGATTTTCACTGTTCTGTTCTCAATAATTTCTCAGGCTCTGGGTGTTGTGGGAGCCCTGTTTCCTATACTCAAGCCGGTGTTGGCTATATTCAATATGTTGGCACAGGTGCTTCAAATTTTACAGCCTGTTTTTGAGCAACTGATTGATATTGTGGTTGAAATTGGGATTATGATGGGGGAAGCCTTTGGAGAGGCATTGATGGATATGATAGAGGCCATGATGCCCGCCATAATGGATTTGGCTGAAATACTCTCTATGGTTCTTCAAATGCTAATGCCCATTATTCGGGTGGTATTGAAATTCTATATGCTGTGGATCCGGATTAAGCTGTTTTTCAAAACCACCTTATTCAAAATTATTTGGGCCGTGTTGCAGGGAATCATGGCCGGATTGATGCCTATAATAGAACTAATCAGTCAGAGACTCTCTCCACTCATTGAATTTGTTACTGCCCTGTTTGAAAAATGGGGACTGACTGGAGGGCAGTGGTTAGATAAGCTCATCATTTTCATAGACAAAATTGCCAATGGAATTGCCGTGGTGATTCAGTGGGTGATTGATGTTATTGTATGGTTCACCAAGATGAAGAATTTTGTGCTGGAGATATTTTTGTCCATTGGTGGGGCCATCCGGGCGTTGTTTGAAGAGGGCGTGATGGGAGCAGTCAATTATATACTAGACACCATCAAGGAGAAATTCACAGGATTGCTGGAATGGCTGAACAAGATCCCCGGGATTGATTTCAGCGTGCCTGAAAGTACAGAGGCGGCCGCTTCTGAAGCTGAGATGCAACGGCAGATTGAGCAAAATCAGCAGAATACCAATATCAATATGCAGGCGGATGTGGGAATTAACATGCCTCCCGGATCCTCTGGGGACCTATCGGATCCGGCAGCGGCGGGATCCGTTATGCAGGCGGCCGCACGTGCGGCGTTCACCATCGAATTGAGGAAAGTTTTGGTGGAGACAGGGTTATAAGATGGCCACAACGAAGAAAATGACATTATTTTACAACTCAAACCGCAAATATACCATAGGCGATGGTTTGAATATAGTCACGTTTGACCTGCTTCTTAGTGAAAATCATACCAGGTCAAACGTAATCACTACTCATCCAGTGGAAAATGGGGTGAATATCTCTGATCATATTCAAAATAACTTGTTTCAGGGGGGACTGAATGGCCTGGTAACCAATTTCAGTATCAAAAAAGGGGAAATAACTAGCAATCGGGCACAGGAAGCCTTTGACCTGTTTGAGCGAATATGGAAGGCTCGGCAATTGGTTACCATTATTACCGGATTAAAGCTCTACAAAAATGTAGCCATTACTAATATGTCCACCGGACGGAACCAGGGAGACGGGGAATCCGTTAATTTCTCTGTCACTTTCCGTGAGTTCAACAAAGTGGAGTTAAAGTCAGTGGCCATAGAGGCTACAGTGAATATAACTGAGTTTGAAGAACCGGCAGATCAGCAGGCCGCTCCTACGGTAGATGTGGGTCGGACGGTTCCTGAAGAAACTTATACGGTAGAGCAGCTGGCTGGAGTCCCCGATTCAGTGATAGTTTCTGTGGCCAGCGGAGGGGTAGTGTAGTGTTACAGATCAAGACCTGGCAGGATAAATCTTCAGACTTTACACAGGTTGTCACGCTGGGGGAATATACTGTATCTATCCGGCTCACTTGGAACGTGCGGAGTCAGTATTGGATGATCAATGAATTTGAAGAGCAGTCCTCTGGCCGCCGTCTCACAGGTATTAAGGTTGTGAAGAGCTTTCCTCTGTTCCGTCCACACAAGGCTTTGCTGGATCCTTTTGAGGGGTCCCTTATCTGCCTGAGAACCAATGAGAGCGTGGAAAATGAAATCACTTATGATAATTTCGGGAATGGCTGGGATTTGTTTTGGATGACTTCGGATGAAGTCGAATGGTGGGAGGAATCCAATGGCCTTTGATAGAGTGGTGGAATTGAAAATTGGGGAGAGAGGCCAGGGGCTGTTGATCAGTGATTTGGATATAGAGTTTGAGGTCAGCCGGTCCAACACTTTTGAACTCAATACTTGCCGCCTGACAATATACAATGCCAAGGAGAGCACAAGGAAGAACGTACTCAAGCGGGGCAATAATGTGAATCTGGCTGTGGGATATCAGGATGAAGGAACTGGAACTATTTTCATAGGGAATATTGATGAGGTGGTTTCTGTTCAGAAGAATGCTGAATGGGTGACTTCCATTTCCGCTTTGTCCTTAAGGTCCTTGAATCAGCCTTTTGAGCACCTGACAGTTTCTCTCAGTTATGGACCTGGAGTTTCAATTTCCCAGCCTTTGAGAGCCATAGCCACATCATTAGGAGTGGTGTTGTTGGGGGTGGAAAATGCCGGAGGCGTTATTTTGGATAACGGCTGGTGTTTTGCCGGAACCGCCCGACAGGCTCTTATGGACTTGGAAAAAAGACTCAAGGCCTACAATGTAGGATTGTATCAGGACAACGCGGAAATAGTTATATTCCGTAAGGGAAATGTGGACAGCCGGTTCCGTGGAGTCCTGCTCACCAAGCAGTCTGGGCTTATTTTTGTGAAGGAAAAGATTGATGATAGTAATAATGGTGATGCAGCTGTGGAAGACAAGAAGATCATAGAGTTTCAGAGCTTGATCAATCCGGCTATTCAGCCCAATGGTCTGATAGTTGTTCAGGGTGAAGACACATTGGATGGGTCATACCTGGTTGAAAAAACAGTGTACCGGGGCAATAATTTTGGGGGAGATTTTCGGTTGAATGGAGAGGCAATAGCGTGAAAAAGGAGATTGTGGACGTGTTGAATGATTTTATAGATTTCCGCTTTGAGCAGCTTCATACCTCCCTGCCTGGCATAGTACAAAGTTATTCTGCTGGAAAGCGACTGGCTGTTATTAAGCCAGCAGTCCGAACCTTAACCAGTCGGAATAAGGTTGTGGAATTGCCTATTATTCAAAACGTCCCCGTCTGCTTTCCCTCTGGATATAATTTTTCTTTGGAGTGGGAGCTGAGAAAAGATGATGAAGTGGCTTTGTTCTTTACTGAGGTCGGAATAGGCAAATGGATTAAAGGCCAGTTGGGAAAAGTAGTGGATGCTGATGATGCTGCCCGGCATGCTCTGACTGATGCTTTTTGTATGCCCGGAATATGGCCTGGGGGAAAGGCTCCCAACGGTCGGGCCAGGATCCGGATAGATAACGGATTGTTTGAGATAGAAAACACCTCAAAGAACCTGTTGGAATTGATTGAAGGATTGATTGACGTGATCAAAGGAGTTCAGACTGTGGATTTCAAGGCTCTCAGTGCAGGATCTATTACTCAATTGGAGGCTTACAAATTACAATTTAGGGGGTTGCTAAAATGAAGAACTTGTACCTGAGTCCGGAAACCCATGACCTGGTCATTGAGCAGGGAAACCTAAAAATTGCTACTGGTACCGCCGCTATTGGGCAAAAAATCCTGTGCCGATTACTATTGTTTGAAGGGGAGTGGTTCCTGGATAAGGAAGCCGGGATGCCTTATTACACAGACATTTTGAAAAAGGGTCCGGATTTCAGTGCGGTAGATGCGATTCTTCAAGATGAGATTTTGAATACTGAGGGAGTAGATTACTTAATCAGTTATGAAGGGGAGTATGATCCATCTGAGCGGACGTACTCTATCACTTTTTCTGTTGCCGTGAATGGTGAAACATTGGAAATGGAGGTGACTATATAATATGGGTACTTATGTGACAACGGAAGGGCTACAGAAAAAGACCCTTCCGGAAATCAAGATTGAAATAGAAACTATTTTCAAGGCATCTTTTGGCAATGACATTGACCTAGATGCTGAAAGCCCATTTGGGCAGATTGTGGGGATCCTTTCCCAGAGGGAAGCCAATCAGTGGGATGCCCTGGAAGAAGTGTGGAAGAGCCGGGATCCGGATAATTCCACGGGGCAGTCTTTGGATTTTATTTCCCGAGAAACTGGAACGGACCGCCTGTCTCCTGCGGCAACCCAGGTGGAAGGGGTGGTGCTGTACGGCACCGAAGGAACTCTGATTTCCGCAGGAAAGCAGATCAAAAGGGATGAGAGTTTTGAAGATGATCCGAATAATCCTGTACTGTTTTCACTTCAGACCTCCCAATATATTCTTCAGGCAGAATGTATTGATATCTACCTGACCCCGGATCCCCCCGGATCCTCAGAGACATTCACCATCACTATAGACGGCACTCCTTATTCCTATGTGACTGATGGGGGAGGGGCTGATGATGAAGAGGCGGTGGTGGATGCTATTATTGCCCTGATTGAAGCGGATCCTACTCAGGATATGGAGCCTTCCAAAGTCGGAACAACTCAGCTCCGGCTGTTCGGGGGGATCCTCAACTATAATGTAGTTGAAAGTGCTAATTGGACCATAGACCTTCTGGGCTCAGGGGGATCTTTTGCCTGTGATGAAACCGGAGCCATTCCTGCTCCGGCCAATAGCCTGACTGAAATTGTTACTTCCGTGTCCGGCTGGGATGATGTAAATAATCCTACTGCCGGAGATACTGGAAGAGGTGCCGAAAGTGATGAGAGCCTTCGGCTCCGGAGGGAGCAGAACCTAGAGACAAAGACCTCAACTGAAGACGGGATTGAAAATGCATTGAAAGAAGTGGATGGAGTTATTTCCGTGTCAGTTGAAAGTAATCGTACAATGCTCACCGATGGAGATGGCAGGCCGCCGAAAAGCTTTGAAGCGGTGGTGTCTGGTGGTGAAAATGCTGATATCGGACAAGTCATTTGGGATAATATGCCTGCCGGAATAGAATCCCATGGGACAGAGACAGTGAATGTTACGGACGCTGGTGGGAATACCCAAACAGTGAAATTCAGCCGTCCGACTCCGCTGTATGCATGGGCCAGGATCACCAGGGCCTATAATACAGAAGAGACGTACCCCGTGGATGGGGATGACCTGATTAAGGAAGCAATTGTTGAATGGGCAGAAGAAAATTTGCAGATTGGAGATGACGTGATAAGACAAAGATTGAATACTCCGATCTACACAGTGCCTGGGATTGGGGATATTACTGTGGAGCTGGATGCGACTGCCAGTCCGGGAGATCCTCCATCTTACTCTGAGACCAATATTACAGTTGCCGGAAATGAATATGCCGAGTTTGATGAGACTCGCATTGTAGTGCAGGATCCATAGGAGGATTGAAATGGCAGGGTTTAAACGAATAACAGATTTTACGAATACCCCGGATATTACGGATGAAGATGTCTTCTACATTGTGCGCCCCAGTGGGCTTACTCCGGAGGCCAAGGACCGGAAGATTACATGGAGTGATCTGAAGGATGATATGGTCCAGATTAGCCAGGTTCAAACGGTTGACACGGGAGAGAAAACATTTTCAAATCCGCAAACCTCCATATTGGGAATGTTTCTCGGTGTGCTTATGTCCACAATAAAGTGGACCGAACGTCAAACCCTGGATGGGAATGTGTATTCCCTGATTTATGGGAATGGTCTTTTTGTAGCTGGAACGGAAGATGATAGTGTCTGGACTTCCTCCGATGGAATTACGTGGGTAGAGCGTCAAACCCTGGATGGGAGTGTGTATTCCCTGACTTATGGGAATGGTCTTTTTGTAGCTGGAACGGAAGATGATAGTGTCTGGACCCCAGGAGTAGCATAATGCCGGAAATGATGCAGGAAACAGATTATCCTCAGATTGCTTTCAATCTCCTGATTCAGCAATACAAAGAATCTTCTAATCTTATGGCTGTTCTGGAAGCTCAGGGACTCCAGGCCAATGAACTGGAGCAGGCTATATTTGAGGTCCGGGATCTGTTCTTTTTGGACACCGCGGAGGGCGTTCAACTGGATGTCATCGGAAAGATTTTCAATCTTCGTCGGGAAGGATTGTCGGATGAAGATTACCGGGATGCTATAGAGATCAAATGGAGCTTGAGAGTTTCGGGAACCGTGGATGAAATAATCAATGTACTGAAATTCGCATATGGGGCAACCTCAGTTGACTATATCCCGGCATACCCCGCTGGGTTTGTACTGATTGCAGACGGCACTGTGACTCAGGATATTCTTACTCAGCTTTGCCCCGCTGGGGTATTCGGGTTCCTGCTGGATGATGACCGATGTTATATCATGGATCATGAGGAGACGTTGGCTGAAGACAGTGATTTCATTGTTGATGCTGATAATTATCCAATTACGTGTTATCGCATAGACATCTACTCCATTGTGGATGCTGCGGGAGAAGAATTAGAAGATGCCGCCGGTGATTTCATCGAAGCGGCTAATCCATAGGAGGAAAATGATATGGCAAGAATTGTTGACTTTGTTGAGGCTGTTGCTCCGGAAGATGATTGGTGGGCATATGTGGTGGATCCTAATGGGGCCCCTATAACCAATGTGGACCGGAAGATTAGTTGGGAAAATGTAAAGGAACGGCTGGGTGCTTCCATTCATGAGTTTTCTACTGACATAACAATCTCTGATCAGTATGAAGGTATGCAGAGAATGTATGTGAATACTGATTCTGTTTATCACACCATTTCTTTCGGATCTAACTTGGTCGTTGTTCCGGCTGACGATTTTGTTAAATTGATTTATGTCAATTCTGAGTGGCATTATTATCAGCCGCCGCTGAAATCTAATCTCACGATTGATGTTGGAAGTGGAATGTCTGATGATGAATGGCAAGATGTTATCGATGGAATTTCAAGAGTTTCTTCTAATAGTAGCATAACATTTTCTATTTCTGCCGATAGAATACTAACCAGAGATATTATAATAAAAAACTTTCCATATGCAGTGGTGTTGAAAACCGATACTCCTGGTGATTTAGTATATGGCACCTCAAAAACAAGAAATATTTCTGGGGGGGTGTCGAAATATAACATACTTTTCAGTGCTTGCGTTGCTTTTTCAGTCAAAGGTCTTGGTATATCTAATCAATCAAATTTAACAGGAAATTTGGATATTGTTTTAGATTTCCAACGCTCTTTCGGGGATGTTGCTTTTTGTGTTTTGAAAGGAACAAGTTCTGGAGGACCTTACGGGAAAATAAGAAATTATCTAGGGACCCTCTATTTTAATGATTGTCATGTAAGTGATTTTTACAGAGGAATTGACTCTTTTGGGGGAGAAACTCACATTGATAATTCAACTACCTTCAGCGGAAACACTTATGATGTTTATGCTAACAGTGGACTCATAACCGTTGGATCTGCATTATCATCACTCAATGTCGGAAGATTATATGGCGGAAATGTTTGCGGAACAGATGGATGGGATATTTAATTTGGGGGCTCGTATGAATTGGGGTATAGCAATTGGTCTGGGAAGCGTCACGATAGCGGCGCTTGCATTTATGGTTCCTGTTGTGAGAAGGTCTGGAAAGACAGAGCAGCGAGTGTCTGATTTAGCAAATGATGTGGATAATGCTTTTTCTTCAATTCGCAGGATAAACGACGACGTTACAGACATCAAGGTGATGCTTGGCCGTGTTGAGGAAAACACGAAAAATATCAAAGAGTCGATAAGGGGTTTAAAATGACAAGAGAAGATAAACTTCTGGCGTTTGATCCATGGTTCAGAAAAATTATGATCGGGAAAAAGGGAACCGTTGAGATTGCGTATAAACAAAGAGCCGATTCTGTTTATATTGGAATTCACGGCGCAAATGATTTTATTGAATTTTTCATTGCTTTAATTCCTATCTACAAAAAATGGAAAGGACACAAGGTTCATGCTCCGACACTTTGGCTTTACAAAAAGATCCGGTCAACAATCGTTGGGCTCATAGGAGAAAATCAGAAAGTAACAGGGTCTTTCTTTTCTCAGGGAGCAGCTTTAGCTGAATTGCTTTATATCGATATGAAAAAATGTGGATACAAAGATTCACAGCTTGATTTCTTTTTTATTGCTCCATACAAAGCCGTGGTTTCCTTCCCAAAACAGATTCATTGCATTGAAAAAGACATTGTACCAAAATGGCCCTTTTTCCGGGGCAAAGCCAAAAGCGCTTGTGTGTATAAATCTCCATACAAATGGTTCCGGTTCCGGAAAAATCACATATATATTCAGGAGGTTATTTGATATGGAAAATTATCTGGAAAGAGTTTTCTATCGTCGCCAGATCGGCAATGAATTGCGGGAGGCTATCTCCTGTAATACCACCCACATGATCATGAACTTTTTTGAGGCTGGATGGCGTGATGAGGTGTGGGAGGCGATGAACCGGTGGAATCGGGAATCAAAGAACAAATTCACTCAGCCGGAAGATGCCATGACCCATTTCTCACTTCAGGAAAAATACAGAAAGGATGCGTCAGACCGATTGGGCCCGGCTTATTACGACTATCCAGCGGAAGTCTGGCAAACTTTACGAGATATTGCCAATGATTTTATTGGACTGGACATTGTCCGGATTGAATGGACTATTACGCTGGACCGGATTGCGGATCACCTATCCGGAGGGGAAGGGGTTGGGGTATCCGGAAAGTTCCCGCGGACGGATGGGCATTTTGTCAATGTAGGGAATGTAGGAAAGGATCTGATTTTGATTAACGACCCCTTGGGTAATCATAAAACAAATTATGCTCCTGGGTCCAGTGGGTATGGAGTGGAAATGGACATCCCCGAATTCCGGCGCATCATCAAATGTGCCAACAAAAGAAAATATCAAGGCACATTCCTGGCTTATATCGTCCAGGCAAAAGGATGAACATATGAGATTCGAAAGTGCGGTGCTTTATATCGGAAGAAAATTGGATAAGATTATTTCTTTGTTAATGACCGGAGAAAATCCGGCAGAGACGTTTTTGAATTGGTTCAATCTTATAGCTGTTGTTATCGGCTTGGTGGGATTTATGATGATCGTGATTCATATTTTTTCTACGGTCCGGATTGAAAATAAAAATGATGCTGTGAAGAGGATAAAAAAATTATGCGAAACACAAAAGTAAAATTTACGATCCTGAATATTATTTTGCTTATTTTGATTTTGGCATGGGCTGGAATAGTAATGATTCTTTCTGATCAGCCAATTCAGGAATTCATAAATCTTTGCATATCAACCGGGGTCCTGATAACCGGGATATGTGCTGTATATCATGGATGCAATATTGCTCTGGATTTTTTCCGGACATGGAAATATAATCCGGAACTTGATAGGGAGGAAAAATGAATGTCAAATGGAAAATTGGTATTTTTGTTGGTATTGTTCTTGTCTGTTTCGGTTTCGGTTTTTGCGCAGGATACTTCCCCCAGCACAGGAAGTGCAGAGTACTGGAAAATCAGGTGCGAGAATGCAGAGGAGGTCTTGAAGTTTGTGTACAACAATTTGGAATTATCCGAAGAGAATTATCAGAATATAGAGGACTTGCTGAACAGCTCAGAGACAACCTTGATGAATCTGGAAGAATTATTGAACATCTCCGGAGAGATAACCGCTTTCTTGATAGAGAAATTCGGGATCTCAGAAGCAGAAGCAATGAGAATCGAAACAGAATTGAAGAATATTTTGAACGCTACTCCGGAGCCGAATGATCAGGTTGATCGACGATGGCGGACAACGGCAATAGTTGAAGCATTATTTATCATCGGAGGAATTATTCTGATTATTTTTCTGTGAAAGTTTTCTTGTTTGTCATCAAGACCCAAATAACCAAAAGCCGGATGAACTCAAATAATGCCTTTAGCTGTTTCATTTTCTCTCCTTGTGTTTTATCTGTCATGAATCACTCTCCAAAATCTCTTTTATCTCTTCCCAGGTTATAGGCTTTTCGGGGGAGGATAAAACGGATTCGATTAGTTTGATGACACTATACTCTGGATTTTTTGCCTTTCCCCCTGACGTTGCAACCGTTTCGATAAAGATTGTTTGCTCAATCAAGGCCTTTAAGAGTTTCGGAGATTTTGTATAGAGTCTCTTATGGGTTTCAACCTGAACGTCTGATTCAAACCACGTATAGCGGAGAGTAACATTTGCGACTTCATCGTTCTCTATTATCCCGCATATCTCAAACAGTTTTTTGAAGTTCATTCAATACCCCCTTATAAACCGAACAAAGAAAAACCCAATTGTTATATATGGCCCCCGCCCCTCATGCCAAACCGGTGTCCAGGCATGAAACCAAAATGATTTAAACCTACCAAAGGAAAGATCGTAATTAACCTTTCCGTGTTTCCGTTTCATTTCTCTTAACCCACGCCAAATACTTTTAAAGCTGATATGGATATCAAGTCTTTTTATGTCCATTTACACACTCCTCGTATATTTTCTTAACCTCTGGCCATGGGAGGCCGGAAGCGGATTCTATGGCTGCTTCATCTTCTGCAAAAATCCAATATATTCCATTTTGGCGATATAGGACTTCAACCAAAACCAGAAACATTTTTTTGTATTCACTTTCAATTTTCTTCAGTTCATCTTCATTGTAGACTGGTGCCAAATTGCATATTCCACCAGAAATCCGGCTTCTGAAATCAACTTTGATCTTTTTGAAAAACCTATCTTCCTGCTCTTGTGTCATTCTTTCTCTCCTGATCGGGTGTTGAACCTACTTTTCCAATATTCGTCAAATCCGGTTGTCCTTATTTCATCATTATCAAATAACCATATGGCCATTTTTTTCCCATAATGAATTTGTTTTATCCGGTTCGCGCTTATCGAAAGAAAGAAGACTGTTGATTATTTCTTCTTTTGTTGTTACCCGGTGACACTTTTTGTTAACAGAAATGAAGTGAACAGAGTTTTGAATAGTTAGTTTTAGCTCTTCCATTATTCTTTCTCCCGTTGTTTGATTCTCAGCAATAACGCCCATCTAACATTTCTTCTGTACAATATATTTCCAAATTTCTCCCATTGGTCATAAGATAAACATGGATATGCATTGCTGCCTGTTTTTTTACTCATTTTGTTTCCTCCATTCAATCCCACGTTAAAACAATTTCATCAGTGTCTAACGTAAAATCATATGGGTCTTTTCTTACCATTTTTATTTTTGGCGAAACTCTCAAGCCGTTAGGGCATACAATGGTTATTTGCTTTCTCCTATTATTTGCAGAGAGATTAAGCAATCTTGTTATTAAGTCATCAACTGTCATTTTGTTTCCTCCGGGATAAAATCAACAGGGGGAATGCCATATTCATTGGCGATGACTATATGATCAGAGTACTGCATTTTTGCCAACCAGTATGCACACATTCTCCACGGGTCATCTGTAAAATCATCACAATCCCTTTCCCAAACAGGCCCGTCCTCCGGCCAGTCCTTCCCGGTTATCTCTTTGTAACGGGCAGGGGTTATCCATTTCAAATCTTCTTTTTTTTGTTCATATCCATCATGCCTTCCTTTATCATATCCAATTTTGTATCCTGTATGATAGTCTATATTTTTTGTTAACTCATAAATATCATATTTACCCAAAGCCTCAATCTCTTCCATAATACAAGAGCCACAGAGCAAACCACCACCAGCAGTATTTTTCAATGGGGTAATCTTTGACCATATATCATCCGGAACAGAAATATCTACTTTATAGTATTTACCACATCTCTGACATTTACACATATCATTTACTCCTTAACGCGCTTTAAAATCTTGGATTTCTTAGGAGTGATGGCTTTTTCCTGTATAGTTAAAATCTCTTGTATTCGGGGCCATGAAAGGCCGGTTTCCATTGCTAGATCCAAAACCAGAAAATCTAAAGGCAAAATATTATCACTGTCCAAAAGTCTTAAAATCTTTCTTTTAATCGACTTCCCTTTCTCACTCTCCGGATCAATCCTGATTTGTGCAACCCATGCCCCGCAAAACCAAAATGGAAGGCGGAACGCCTTTTGTGGGTTTGCCTCTTTTGATAATTTGACAATCTTAATATTCATTCCGAAACCTCCATTATCTTCTCAATCCACAATATAAAAACCTTGTTTCCGCTTCTTGCATATGAGATAAAACAAGATCCTGTAAATCTTCCGGGCAATACAGATACATAAGCCCTAGAGTTTTTTGAATTCCATCAAATTGATCTTCTGTGTATGGTTTTGTTGAGAAAACACTTCTCACATTTCTTAACTCAGAATAACAGTATTCTCTATCTGATAATTGATCAATCAGTGCATCACTCATCCCAAAACCTCCTCAATTTTTCTAGTTATGGCGGTGCTCTATCACAGCCAACAGAGACTTTTTTACGGCATCAAGCTTTTCTTCAACATCACAAATTTCATGTACAAGTTCGATGAGATTGTTCGAATTCGGCCTTTCTGGATGAAAGTTGAAAAGTCCATATTTATTAGCCTTTAAGATGGCGTGAGTAAGTTCTGCCATTTCATCGATGAGATGCACGGCTGATTCTTTGTCCCACCGTGCGTCTATTTTAAAAGGCTTTTCAGATTTTGCTTTCTCCCACAATGCCATTATCTCTTTCTCTGTCCAATTTTTCATATGCCAACTCATCCCAAAACCTCTATTATCTGCTTACTTCAAAACCTGTTTCTTCAACAATGATTTCAACAAGATCGGTTTCCGTGTCATCAAAAGATTCTCCCTCATCTCCGTATAGTAGAAAAAACTCCCTTATTGCTTTTCTTACCATGTCCTCTGCGTATTCTGTTTTGCTACTCACCCAAAACCTCCATTGCCCATAGTGCGGGCCAGTTCATATCAATTCACCGTTTTCAATTCTTTTTAACAGTCCATCAAATTCGATAACCTCCATTATCTTCTCTTTCTGCTCCAGTGTTACTTCATGGTCTTTTCCGTCAATGGTTATTATTGTAGTATCGGAGATAAGTTTGTAATTATCATAAAGAACACATTTACATCCCCGCTCAAATCGTTCAATATCATCAACCGCCAAACATGACCCATCTTCAGAAACCGCGATTATTGTCTGGACTCTTTCACAACCGCTGCCTGTATTTTTCACGTAAACCCGCTTCCCATAATGCCGGAAGACGGAGGGGATGAGGAATTCAATGTCGTCAAATAATTCGTATTTCTCCTGTTTTTTGTCTGAACTTAAAAGATACACAACCTTGTATTGATCATTCTCTATTCCCCGATAAATACCATAACCCTCAACACCATCATTATCTATCCCCCTTACCAGCTCGCCGATTCTGTCAGAATAATCATTCATTGATTGCCTCCTTCCTTCCGGCCCCGCCGAGATTTTCAGCATAAATAAAGGCTGTTTTTTTATCCGGGCAAACCTCAAAAAGAAGCCGCAAAAGATAACAAAGCACTTAACGTTTCAATCTTCCGGACTTCGGACCGGAATTGTAGTTTAATCCCCGGTTGCCCCGGGGACCCGTCACCAAATCATATAACAGCTTTCACTATCCCATATTTGATCGCCAGCTCCTCCTGCTCATCCGTCATCTCGTAATCATTGAGTAGGTCGTAGCCTCCAAAAGTATAACGCTCAAACTCCGAAAAGTCATTTGTAAAAAATAGATCGTTGCCGTTGGCATCACTATGCACAAGTAGCATTCCGTCTGATGCCCTGAGTAAATATTTTGTCCCTGAATAAAGACCATTATTATAATGGTCAATTTCTCCGAGAACCTCACATTTTTCCGAATCGTATCTTTTTCCATTTACAGTTGTCTTCATAAATGTCTCCTTACAATTTAATTTTTCCTGCTATGCAGGATACATCCCCCGCCGGCAATGGACCGGATGATTCTCTCCGGGGGATTGCTTTGTCATTGGAAAAGCATGGGCTCTAAAACATAATGCCACAATATCTGAGCAATTAAAGTCCCCATAAAAATCCCCAAAATAATCGGCCACCATTTCATTCCCCACTCCTTCGGGTTTCCCCCAGCCTATCTCATCAGTGCCGGGAGGCTATCTCCGGCAGACCGGCACAAGGCCGGTTTCGATAACATTAACAGTAAAACCACAGGTCGTCGTTAGACACTCTATACTCTATGTGTGGAAAATAAAGCCGAAACCAGCCTAACGACACAACAAGAAATCCTTCTCCTGTTTCAGATCTTGCTTCCATGGGCCGAAAGGTAAAAGATTTCTCAACACAAATCTGAAAAACGATATTTCCGTTCCTATTCTTAATCTTCATTCCTCACTCCTTCGGGTTTCCCCTTGTCTTATACTATAATTATACTCCTGAATGAAAGGAATATCTACCCCCATTAGAAAAAAAGATTACGAAATATGAAGAATTTGGAAAAAAGTACTTAAAATCCGTTAAGTAGTTAAATGGGAATTACCTTAATCGTTCAATATATTCATCAATTCGGTACTTTCTGCCAGAAGAAGTCTGCTCTTTTTCATTTGATCCTTCATTTCTTCTTTTCCCATCTTCTTCTTTTGATATGGGGTCTGTACGGAATTCCCTATCTTTTTTATTATTAGCCTGTTGATCATTTCCCATGACTATACTCCTTTTTCCTTTCTATGGTGATTTCCCTGTTAGAGAATGGCTTGCTAGGGGGATTCTTATATCCCTAATCATTTTGTTCAAGACCATTGCCTTCCTAAGCGTTCTCGCTGGGATTAGGATACCCAAGAGGCCATTCATTTTCCTGTGTTTCCCGGTTGACCTTTTTGTTGATCTTTTCCAGTATGGCTTTGCGAATGTAGGTGGATTTTCTCACACGATCCCGCTGGGCACTATACTCCAACCAAGCATTGTCTCTGTCTGATAATGTTGCTCCCACCCTTTTGCTCATTCCATTACCTCCACAGAGCTCCTCTTGGTCCTGCCATCTTTGGTCACCAGAAATACCTTGTCAGAAATCTCCATCAGGGTATCCTCATGAGTCACCATCAGGACCTGCAGCTGCAACTCCTCACTGAGCTTTCTGAGCATCTCCGCTCCCAAGGGCCGGATCCCGGCTGAGAGGAACTTAAAAGGTTCATCCAGAATGATCACAGAATCTCTCCCATTCACCTGATGGTCGATACTCCATATTGCGATCCGGAGGGCAAAAGAGATGATGTCCACCAACCCCCCGCCGTTGGCATCCAGAGGGGAGACTTCATTGCCATATTCATCTTTCAGAAACAATTGTGCCTCTGTCTTTCCTCTCTTGGGTTCAAACTCCAGATAAAAATCATATTCATCCCCAAAGGATCCTTCCAGGGCACTTTGAACAATATCAGTAATTCTCATGCGGATCCGGTTCTGGGTTTCCTGAGCAGCTTGCTGTACCAGAGCCTGAAGCATCAGGACCGTCTCAGACTGTTGCTGAAGTTTACCTAGCTGATCTTTGTGGAGCTCCATTTGCTCCTCCAGAGATTTCTTGCGGTAGGCTCCATCCCCTATCTGCTGTTGGATTTCCTTCAGTCTTGTGGTAAGCATGCTTCAACCCTCTCCTGTGCAGCTTTGATCTTTTCATCCAGATCTGCCTCTAATTCTTCCAGTTCCTTTATTTTGGTATTCACCTCCACAACAGTGTTGAGCTGGTATTTCTCTTTCCAGTCTTTCTCAATCTGCTGTAGCCGTCCTTTGATGTTGGATTTCCTTTCCTGAGCCCGGGCCAGCCGGTCTTTCAAATCCTTAAACTCTTCAACTGTCATCGTACTTCCTCCAGAACAGTGTTCATGAGCTCCCGGACTTCCTCCGGCACCTCTTTGTTATTTGCCAGGGTTTTGAGATTTCCCTCAAAATCCAATCCTTCAATTCCTTTCCCACCTTTGACTGTTTCCACAAAGGATCCCAGACGCTGATCCCGTTCCCTGGAATCCTGTATGAAGGACATATCCAGAGGAAAGGAGTCAGGAAAGGGTTTGCGCTCCACTTTTCCAGTATCCCAATCAATGATGTAATAACTGGGGGTGTAATCGAAAAAGTCAATGGATTGACGGGTCATACACCCGGGATTGATGACATGCCGTCCATCTTTTTCATAATGGAATGCCCTGTGATAGTCTCCCACCAGTATCCATTGAGCATCAGGGAACTCATCCAGGAGCTCCTGTGCGGTCTTTCCTCCACTCATGGTGGGCTTGGATTTTTCATCAGGGAAGGTCAACTGATGAGTCAACATTAGCATCTTCCCATCCAGTATTGGAAATATTTGACCATCAATAAATTGATGATATCTTCTATAAATACCTCCATATCCGGCCTTGTCTTTGTTTTTAATGTCATGATACAACAGGTCATGATTGCCAGGCAGAACGCACATTCTGTCTTTCTTAAATGAATCAAATATATCATCGAATAGATGTATAACCTCAAAAGCCGGACGGGATCGGTGGAGAATGTCCCCTACAATAATCAAATCCAATTCAGGATCATCCTCCATCTCACAGGTCAGGGCCAACAATGAGTACTTTTGGAGCTCCATCCAGTCCTCTTCAGCTGGTCTCAAAGGAGGCTTGTCCAACCTGAGATGAAAATCACCAGATACCAGTGTTCTCATTTCAGACCTCCTTCAAACCGGGCTGAGTATCTCGGCAACTTCACTTTCCTTCTGGGGAACTCCATCACAATGAAAAAGGTTCCGCATTTGGGGCACCAATTGAAAATCCATCGGCTCCGGATCTTGGTTGTCAACAAGCAACTACCTGAGTGAGAAGTACAAAGAGGACATCTCACAATCCGATCATTTTTGTTCATAGAGCTCCTCCACATAACGGGCAGGTGTCCGGCATCTGATTATATAATTCTTCAATCAGGCTGCCCAATTCTTTTCTGTCAATTTTCAACTGGGCGTAATTGGCTCTGGATTCCAATAGAGCAGCCCTGAGATTTTTGTAGTCTTTCTTCATAGTGAGAAGCCGGTCCAGATTGGTCACGTCTTTCTCAGCCTTTTTCAGGTCTTTGTACTGTTCATAGTCTTCTGTCAAACCCTCCCAGAACCCAAGACCCGTGGCCAGATCCTGCCGATCATTCTTCACATGAGACCGTGTTTCCATGAGATCATAAATCACCTGTATCAAATTTTGTGCTTTATCCAGTTGATCATAGTGCTCCAACTCCTCAGAGATGCCCTGATACACATTTACTGTGTGGAGCATTTCATCCCGGAGCTCCTCCGCGGCTTCCCTTCTCTCTTCCATGGCAAGAATACGCTCCAGGATCCTAGAGGCTTTTTCCACCCAATCATAGGAGGCCAGCTGCTCTTCTGTCTCTTTGATATCAGACTCTCTGATTTTCAATTGAGCGTTGATGGTTCTCTTCCTGGATTCTACATTGGACAGAGTCTTGTCTATGATATCCAGTTTCAGAACCTTGTTGAGATAACGGGCAACTTCCCCCGGGGAATCAGAAAGCAAAAAAGGACCATCCATCTGACGATGAACCGCCGATTCAGAGAAATTGAGGGTTTCAGGAACTTCTATAGGCACATCCATACCAATGGCTGTCAGATCCCTGTCCCCAATCTTGTATCCGTTTTCATCTTTGGTTTTGAAACGGGTGACTTTTCCACGATCAACTTCCAAGGTCACTGAAGATTCTGTTTCCACATTCCCTTTGGCATCACGGGCCCAATGTGAGATTAACACATTTCCCGCCGGACGGTTTGTTATCACCCAATACAGTCCCCGGAGGATGGCAGTTTTGCCTTGATCCGATTCACCCCTGATTGCATTTATTCCAGGATGAAGATCTAATGAGGTATTCTCATGGGATTGAAGGTTATTTAGTTGAATTGATTTGATCATCACATCTCCCTTTTCTCTAACACCGGTTTATATTCCCAGTTATCTGGAAAATCCCTAATTTTTAAATCCTTATATAGTATAGAGTTATGAGTTCCGGAAATTTTGCTTAACTTCGCAATCTTCAATTTTTCATAACTCCTTACTATATATAAAATTAGAAGGTCGCTAGAATCAATTATTTGAAATCGCTTAGGCTATCTTACAGTATAGTTTATTCTAGGCACTTAAAACAACCTTCATTGGATAATTCCTTATAGAGAAACAAATTAACAAGACCAAAAAAATCTATGTAAATCTATGTCCTATAAGAAATTATACAATTATTCCTCAAAAGTTTTTATTATCACCCAATCTCCGCAACCATGACTACCCGTTCACGCTTTTTCTTAGCGGGTCCCGCAGCTTTATTATATGCCTCCAGAAAATTTCTGGCAGACAACTCCTCATAACTGGAGGATTTCTCAGTGGCAGGATCTCCCTGCTTTTTGTAAAAAATCCTGTACAGTCTCTTTTTCTGTTCACTCATAGATTATGCCTCCTTGCCCACTCTGCTATGAGAAGGCCGTCCGCGTCTTTCATCTTTCTGATGGTTTCTTTCAATTGCGGGAATAATCTTATTCCAATATCCAGTGACTTTTTCTTGAGTTCTGGTCCCTTCGTTCCCGCTGGTAGAAGTTCCTTTTGCCACATACGTGAATCTATGATATCATAAGAAATCCCGAGGAGTTCGATAACTACCAATTGTGCCTCAAAAAATCGGACAGCATTTAAAGACGTTTTGATGGCATACCCATGATAATTAACGAATGGTCGTTCCAAAAATATACGAATCTGATCCTGTGGCTGACGTCCCACAATGTCCCGAAGCTCAAGCATCCATTCCTCCGCATCAAGACGAGTGACTTCCTGTTTTTTTTTCGTGTAGTCCTGCACACGCTTTACTGGATATGATCGATACTCAGCCCATCCATCAGAATAGATGACCCCATAATTTCCGGTTGAGCCATTATCCCCGCCAAAATATATCATTTTTGTCCTTCCTGCCCTTCATAAGATTCTCTTCTGAAAATAAAGGTTGAAGATTTTCCAAAGCAAAACACTCCTTAAAATCAGAATCTTTATATGAAGTAAAATTAAAAAATTGAATAGCTTTGATGTGATCTATTTGCCACACATCCCCATAATTATCCCAAGACATCCCATCACGCCATTGAGATTCTATATGATTCCTAAACTGTTCTGGGGTATATCCATATCTGAACTGCCAATCAATAGTTGTTTGTACCCCTTTCCGCAACCAATATGTCATATTCTTCAAAGACATTTTAGATAACATTCGTTGCCGTTCAGGCATTGCAATTGATTTACTCCAATATTTGAAACACTTCACCGAACAAAACTTACCGGATTGGCTTGTTATACGATCCCGACGAACCCCAAACTTTTTGCCACACCATTCACAAATAAATTGAACATCACCGCCCTGCCAATTGGAATTGTTTGACCCAACTTTCCATATATTATAACATTTTCTGGAACAAAACGTATGATTTGAACGCTTGTCATACCGAACAAATTTCTTTCCACAATTTTCACAAGTCATTACAGTCATATCATTTCATTTCCCCTTTGTACGGAAGATCATCCATATTCATTTTCATCATTTCCTCAGTCACTGCCGCCAGTCCCAAAATGGAGAAATAATCAAGTACTGCTGTGCCCATCATATTCTCCATTTTTCTTAAGGCTTTTGCTTCTCCGTTCTTGTTTTTCTCTAAGATAAAAACAGCCCAGCTTTTGATCAGCTTGTTGCTATTGATTCCCAGTTCTTTCATGAGGGGAGTATTCAGCTGTACTTTCTTTTCCTCTTGGTTGCAATCTTTTCCTCTATGGTTTCCCATTTTTCAATCACCCTCCTCTCCAGTTCCTTTTCCAATTTGGGATCTTCCTCAATTCGGGCAATCAATTCATCCCGGGACTCTGGACTACCGAAATGGGATTGATATGCTTTTTTCTTTTCGGGATCCCCTTCCACCCATCGTTTGACAGCATCCAGGGATAGCTGATTGGTACCATCAACTTTCTTTCTCCATTCACGGACCTTTTCCAGCCAGTGGTGTTCTTCCAACCATGCTTTTACAGTAGACAGCTTCTCAGTCTCTTTACCATCCCAGACAATGTTGTTGGCTGCTGCTTTGAGGTTGAAATCATCTCCCCGCAGGTCAAACAGAAAATCGAGATTACTCCCGATGTTATCAACGCCGTAGTCAAAATAGATCGAGAACAGACATTCCCGGTAAGGGCGCGGGGTCTTACTCTTTTCGGTCTTCGCTTTAATAACCCAGCCAATGACTCTGCCTTCCTTTGTCAGTTTCCGTACGGGGTACAGCCAGAGGACCGTGTGGCAATAATGATCCAGAGCCTTGCCCCCGGCTCTGATGAACTTGGGGGAACACATCCCTCCATCCATGTTCTCCCGGACTTGGGAAATGAAGAATAAAGACACATCAGTATCAGAGAGCAATCTTGCCTTGGTCCTGAAAAACTCCTGAGACAAAAATTTGGCTGTCTTGGTACCATAGGTGCCTTCTTTGAAATCACGACCGGCTTCTGCTGCTCTTTTACGCTTCTCTGATCGTTCTTCCAATTCTTTGTTGCTTAACCCGTCCAGGCTGTCCAGCATGTATATCCCAACCTCATTATCGAATCCTGAGGCAAATCTGTTGATATTGACATCCAGGTCCTCAATCTTTTCAGATCTGAGTGTTTTATCCTTCATCATTTCAAAGCCATACAGGATCTTTGAGTTGAAGGTGTATCCTTCTTCAGCATCGTCATAGTTCCAGGTAAGTCCCTCTCCATAATCACTATAAGAACGGGCAACAATTTCACTAGCCAGAAAGGATTTACCAGCAGACTTGTCCCCCACAATGTTGTGGATCTTCCCGGCCCGGAATCCCAAAAAGTCTTTTTCCCCACCCACAGTCAGATCTAGCACGGTACATCCTGTACGCAACTGCTTAGACTTTTTTTCTTTGGTTTTAGCCATCAATGCATTCCTTATAGAGTCGTTCAAATTCATGCTCATCTTCCTTCCTGATTGACAGGGGATACGGATTTGACTTTGTTTTCAGGGAGCTCATCCGCACCATAGTAATGGCCCTTTCATACCGAAATTCTTTTTTCGTGCACAATTCACTGACTGAGGCCCAATGGAGTTTCCAATCAATCCAATCCAGCAGTAAGGATTTATTCACCATCAGATGATAACCATCCTCAGCTTTTTTGAGCATATTGGAATTGAATTTCTTGTCCTTCTTTTTCAGGAGTTTATGAAAAGCCTGCCGCGTGGTGGTGAATTGTAAAGAAGTCTGAGTCAGATCCCAAGCCTCTTTGAAGGTGATCCATTCCTCCATCACATATTCTCCTGAGAGAGTTCAGCGCATTCATCCCAAATTTCTTCCGGACATTTAGAGCAATCGCTTTTGTAGTTGTCAGCATCCTTGCCGAATTCATGCCCATAAGGACATTTGTCTTTGGACTTTTTCTTTTTGGGAACAGGCTCTTCTTCCTCCTCATCATCGTTATCCTCTTCAGGCTCAGGCCGGGATCTCTTTTTTTTGGATGACCTGCGGGGAGGTTCTTCATCCTCTTCATCCTCTTCATCCTCTTCATCCTCTTCATCCTCTTCATCATCATCGTTATCCTCTTCTTCTTCTTCTTCCTCCGGGTCCTGTCTTTTTTTCTTGATAGATCGACGCGGGGTTTTTTCCTCTTCCTCATCGTCTTCTTCTTCTTCTCCGCCCTCAAATAGGATTTTTTCAATTTCAGAGGCAGAAAGAAGGACAAGAATTTCATCAAAGGAAATAGCTTCATTCACCCATTCATCCAACAATTCTTCCTTCCGCTCAGGGAAAGTGAAGTTGTCAAACTCCAGGTATTTAACTTTTTTCCCATTGATAGTTTTTTCCACCTCATCGGCATAAAATCTTACCACGGTACCATCGTCAATGTCTGCAAAATGGACAATATCTTCTCCATCCTCACAGGCATGAGCCATCTTGACCAGATTCTTTTCAAACAGGTAAGCAGAAGATTCCATGACCATTAACTTGCCTTTGTGTTCTCCCCGGACAGGAACCACATTGTAAAACACTCGGGCAGAAGTTTGAAGCTGCTTGGCTTCTTTTTCCTTACCCTGTTTGTACAGTTCAGAAATTTCTTCACAGATGGGGCAGTGTTTGCCATAATTCTTTTTGGGGCACAGGATATCATCATATTTAGGCCCAATACCTTTGTGAATGGAGACTTCCAGTACATAAGCCAATTCTCCTATCTCACAGTTGCCTCTGTGGACAGAGGGATGGAGCTTGCTTTTCAGTTCAAATGGAATGATATTGATCCGGTTCCATTCCAAAGTGGGGGTAAAAAACTCAGGTTCCTGATCCAGTTTACTGAAATCCACAGCCTTCCTTCCCCGGAATCCCGATTTGGCAGTGTTTTCTTTCTGGTCTTTGTAGGCTCCGTTACTGACTTTCCTTCTTATTTTCTTGGCCATGTCAATCCTCCTTATTGCGTTTGTTCAAGGCCGCATTCATATCATCGGAGTTCATCTGATCTCCGTTGTTGTGATTTCCATTGTAATAACCACGTACATAGAGAGTGACCAGATTATCAATTTCTCGCTTGCGGTTTTCCATGCTGTTGACTGCAGCTTCCAAGTGGTACACATCCTTTTTTGCCTGATTCAGCTCATCCTCCGCTTTCATCACTCTTTTGTGGACAGTGACTTCAGAAGAAATAGAAGCCTCAGTAATTTTTACGTCTCCGGGCAATCGGCCTTCTCTCCTGTATTCCAACTCCACTTCTGACTTGACAAAATTGTACTGAGCCTGAGCCTGGTCTTTTGCTGACTTAGCCTCCGCCAGTTTGTCTGCCCAATAGTGATATATACTGGCATGTTCAGCAGCCTCCTCTTCCAAAGCATAGCGGTTAATCCGCATGTCTTCTCTCAAATCCCTTTCTTTCATCCGCATGTCTTCTCTCAAATCCCTTTCTTTCATTCAAGGTCCTCCTATCTTATTATAGGCAAAATCTGCCTACTTTTATCTTTTCAATTCAGTATATGACTGGTATGAAACCAGTGTGGCATTGGCCCCTGTTGCTCCCCAATAGGGCTCTGCAAAGTTTTCCAAAATCACCGCCCAGGAAGGATCCTTGTTGCCGTTGAGCAGTACTGCGTTACAATAACCAATCACTGCTCTTCTGATACTCTCCTGATCCATCTCCTCTCCCAAAGATTTTAAACAGATGGCAACTGATTTCCAAGGGCCTTTTTTTATGGCATTGATCAGGTCCCCAATCTTTTTTTCTGTTTCTTCCCCTGCTTGGAGGGCTTTTAACATTTCCTCCGGCTCCAACTCAGAAACCTTTTCCAGATTTACCAAGGCCTGACGGGGACTGCCTTCGCTGATTTCCACAATCTCTTCAACAATCTCCGAGGGAATGCGCAACTTTTCCTTCAGGCATACTTTCCTGATAAGCCGGGTCATGTCTTCCGATTTGAGAGCATTGACTGTAATAGTGGTGCACCGGGTTTTGATTGTTTTCAGAAGCATTTCAGGATCCGTGGTACACAGAAAAAAGTATACATTGGAAGGGGTATCCTCCAGGGGCTTCAACATAGCATTCTGCCAGTCCTTGGTAGTCTTATGTACCTCATCAATAATGTATACCTTAGGGGCATTGGTGGGGGAGCGGTAAGCCATTCTGGTAATCACTTCCCTGGCGGTATCAATTCCCCTGTTGTCCGCAGTGTTAATCTCCTGGATGCTCAAATCATCCCCTCCCAGTTCACGGGCAGCAATTCGTGCCAGCGTGGTTTTGCCACAACCGGACGGTCCTTGTATCAGGAAAGATTGGGGGCGGGAGGAAGAAGCCAGTTTGGACTGAAGGGCTTCCACTTCAGCTTTATTTCCGATAATTTCATCAAAGGTTTGAGGTCTATATTTTCTATATAAACTCATAGTGCCCCCAATTTGTAAATAGTTTTGACTAACAGCCCTCCGGCAGCTACTACCCCAGCCAATGCCAGAAATATTCCAGCAATCAACAGACTCCCTGTTATGATCTTAACCGCTAATTTCATAGCAGGGGTCATCTCCTCTTTCTTTTTTTCCACATTTTCCTCCTATAGATATATGCCAAACTTGCTTTCATGCGGCTTTCTTCAGATAGCCACAATCTTCCATTTCATGCCAACTACCATTTACAGCAGAACGTTCTTTCTCAAGGATGAGAGGGGCAATGACCCAATCCCACTGTTCTTCAATATTTTTGGATCCCAACCGATGTACCATCTCATCCAATGCTTTTTCTTCCCCAGGGACCACGTCAAATAACATAGAGTCATGAACCTCAGCGATGGGCTTGCTCTTCATGTTCCGCTCCCGGAGCTCTTTTTCAATACAGTGCAGGGCCCACAGCTTCACGTGAGAGGCCGGACCCTGAACAGGATAGTTTACCACCTGAGTAAAATCCATCGGCCCGTAGCACCGGAAACCAGTCACCTGATCAATAAAGCCTTTTCGCTCATATTGGTCATACAATCTTAATCTTTTCTTACCATATACAGGAAACCGCCTGCCCCAATATTCCTGATCAAATTCAATCATCCTGGCTTCAAATTCTTTGAAGGTTCGGATCCCCTTGGGCCAGCTTCTGTTGCGTACTTTTTTGAGATGCTCCTTCACTTCTTCAGGAAGTTGCAACCACATCCCAACAGCTGCTTTCCTTCCTGAAGATCCGTAAATGGAGGGAAACACATATCCATTTTTGGCAGCTTGTCTGGCTGCCTTGGAAATCTTCTTGGGGAGGGCGTCCCACTCCTCTTTGGTGTAGTACAGGATTTCCATTGCGGTGTCCCGGTGCATGTCCTTGGACAGGTCCCGGCAGTATTCCAACCAAGCCGGATCCTGGAACACACATCCAGCAATTGTTACTTCCAGGGCCTTGTAGTCATATTCCACCAGCCTGTTCCCGGGGGAAGGCTTCAGAATGGATCTGGTGATGTACTGTCCTTCAGCACTGCGTTTGGGCACGTTCTGAAAATTGGGGGAATCGGAGGAGCTCCGGAAGGTGTCCACATTATTCAGTTTGAAAAAGGGGTGTACTATGTAGTCCACTTCCTCTTTATAAAATCCGTTCAAATAAGTGTCCCTGAGTTTTTTGTTCTTTCTGTATTTAATGAGATGGTCACAGAAGTTTGAATTGAAGCTTTCCAATGTAACCTCATCCACCTTCTTTATCTCCTCCCCATCAACCCCTTTTCTCCCTTTGTACCCCAAGATATTGTACAGCAGTTCGGACAAATTGGGCTCACTGTTGGGATTGAATTCACTCTTTCTTTTCCACTTGGATACTTCCTCAGAATCCATTATCAGGGTTTTGTATCGCTTCATCCTCCGGGTGAGAGTCTGCCGATGTTTCTCAGCCAATTCTGTATCCAGCCGGATCCCGTTGGTGTGAAGGCGGGCAAGAGTCTGGGTGCCGTCAATGAGTAGTCTCAACCCCTTTTCTCTGTGACCCTTCAACACGCTCTTCTGATACTCATATTCTTTGTAAGTGAACAAGGCATCCTGCGCACAATATTTGAGCAGCTTGGCTGTGGGGGCTTTGTGGATAGAATTGAAGGCATTCTTTCCAAACTTTTTCTTGTCATGTTGATTGCTGCTGAGAAAGTCATCCAATTCCACATCATAACCCATTATCCCAAAATGGACATAGGAAAGAAACTTCAACCCGGTCGGCTTTTTGTTATTGAGACAATGAGCTCCCAACAAGGTATCCCATACCCAATTTTCCACCCTGTATTTTTCTTCCCCGGGGGGCGCTGCTCTTTCAAAAGTCCAGTTGTCTTCAAAATCCAGTTTGTGGGCTATCTTACCCACCTTGGGATTGGTCAGGAAGGCTTGCCAAACGGACCGAAACCGGACCGAATCAAAGAACGGGAACGCATACCCCATCTGGCCATCACTAATACCAGCACATACAATCCGGTGACCCTCTCTATGGGGTTTCACTCCAGTGGTTTCATAATCGAATACCACGGGCCGGTTGCCTTTCTGGATTTGCTCAATCCACTCAATGGCTTGGCCTTCCTCCTGTGTGAACTCCACATCTTTGTCATAGTGATGTTCGTAGAAAAAGCCCTCACCGCATTTCACAGCCCTTTTGATATGCCGTTTCCAAATCCTCTTTAATCCCTGATTTATTTCCTGGCCGTCATTCCCGCGGGTTTTGCGGAGAATGTAGGCAGGATGATAGGTGGGGCAGATGTAACAGCCCAGCTCCTGATCTGGGATTCTATATCCAAAGAAGGCACTGGTTTCAATTCCAGTGATTCTTCCTGCCTCCATCCTGTGTCCAATCAATCCTTTCAAAGCGGTGGTGCCGAAAGTGATAATCACTTCCGGCTTGTATTCTGCTATGGTTCTGAGTAATTTATGACGGCAGGAAGCTATTTCAGCAGCTGTGGGGGTCCTGTTTTTGGGAGGTCGGCAAACTACAGCATTGGTTCTGAGACAATCCCCATTGAAACTTATTCCTATTTCATCCAAGACATCTTTGATGAGTCGGCCAGAAGGGCCCACAAAAGGGATCCCCTTGTCATCCTCTTTTTTTCCAGGAGCCTCTCCCACCAGCAATATTTTCTTGTGTCCTCTTCCATAAGGCTTCATGTTGGGATGAATACATGATCGGTCCAGAGAACAGGCATCACACCCTATTTTCTTTTTGGAGCTCCGGGCCTTGCTGACTGAGGGGTTCTCTCCGGTCCCAAGGTCAAAATATCCAACCCCCATTATTCATTCACCGTTGCCATTATCTGGGTGAACTGTTCTGACTGGAATAATACAGCGGGAGTCTCCCCCTCCTTGTAATAGAAATTGGGGACCTTGCGGACAGCCTCAATCAGGAAATCCGCATCAGCTTTGAAATGAAATGGGTTTTCGATCTCCAAGGCCTTGGGAAAAGGGACCCGCTCACGGATTTTCCCTGATACTCTGTGAGATTCCAACACCATCTCTTTGGGAGAAACAGTGATGGATATAGCTGAGAAATTGTTTATGTCCTCACTCAGGACGGCAACCCGATCAATTACTTTATCCAGGTCTTTTGGGAGAGCACACTGAATATCGTTTTCTTCTACTTTTACCATTTCCCTCAGAGCCAGCATTCTTTCAGTTGGATAATATTCATCCTCTTTCCGTTTAGCTGAAAATACCACTCTTTCTTCATTACGGAAATGAATCCAGCTTTCTGTCACACTGTACTCAGTAATCTTTCCCGGAAGTCTAAGAAGTTCAGTCCATGCCGGATCATCCACCCAGCAGGTATCAAAAGATTCATTAAGATCATAGTAATTCAACCGGATTCCATCTGTACTCATCATGAGCTTATCAGTAATAAATATTCCCCGGGTGCTGGAAGTGGAACAGGAAATCTTACACAGCCGGATTCCCTCCCAGAAATCCTTGGGGACGGATTTCCACTTCAGTTTAGAGATTCCCAGCCCCTCCAGATATTCCTGAAGGTCAGATTCCACAGAATTGATGGTAACTTCCGCATTGCCGGATTTCATTGCTACCCCACTCTTTGCCGGTTCGAACTGAATGTCTTCCTCAGGTAGTTTTTGCAACAGGCGGAACAGGTCCATCCCTTTGAATACTCCTTTTACCTCCCCTGAATCAAAGGGGACTGATACAGAAATGCTGTCATTGTAAGAATGGATGGACTCTCCAGTAAATACGATGGCATCAGCACCCTCAATGATGGTGGATCCGTTCTCCACCCCAGGCATTACTTTCTTTACAGCAGAAAGGGCCTCTGTCTTTTTGATTGTAATCACAATGTACTCCTTATTTCCAAAATAGCAAGCGGGTTCAACCGCTTTCATTCTTATTTCCTTCTCATACTTTCAATCTTATTCAGGACATCCTGATAATATTCTCTTTCCCAAATATCACGACCATGAGAAATTCCACCTTCTCCACCTATTGCGCCATCGACTCTTAATCTGTTTCTGTCCCATCTGCCATTTCCCGTCATTCCATATACTGGATGAACTGGAAGGCCATACTTTGCCAAATAAGAAAATATTTCTTGCGTTGTCCATTTCATAAGCGGTCTACATTTGTGCTCTGTTGATATTCCGTGATACCATAAAGATTTTTTTCTTATTCCGGATTCCGCAGCCCTTACTCCTAAAACACATTTATTTATCCCCGTAATTTTTTCAAAATTCCTCATTGTTTTCAGCTTTTCTGGATTCCCGGTTTCTGAATAAAATACTTCAAAATAGCTATTTATTTTGTATTTTTCTAAAAACATGTTTCTTACAAGATCATTATTAAAATCATAAACAGCATTTCTTGACGAAGGATCACGCACGAAACTGACCAAAGCGTTTGTACATTTTGCTCTATAAGCCAAATGGGCCAAAACTGTAGAATCCTTTCCCCAAGAGATCGAAATATAATAATCAGAAGTGCAGAATTCTTTTATATGAGAAATAGCCAGATCTTCTTTTTTATCAGACATGCAATACGCTAAATCTGCTTCTTCTAATTCTGCCCATAATTTTAAATCAGCCTCTGTATGCTTATCAGTCACAATCAACATAAAGCCTCCCTGAATCATCCTCTTGAATTGGAACTAAAACAGAGAGGTCGGAAATGTCCCTCCCGATTGTAGACCTATGCACATCAAATACTCTAGCCAGCTGTGCACGAGTCCATGAATGCTTTTTCAACAGCTCTTCAATCATCCTACATCGAAGAAATTTTGTTTCAAACTTTGACAAATCAATTGAACATTTCATCTGTGTAAGATCGAGCTTTTTCTCAGGCTCACATCTCATGTGCTGATTTAGCATGGAATGGCAACCTCCATAAACGTTTCAGGATGCCAGTAAGGAGGAAACGCCCCTCCGTAAGAATGACGAAATCCAGTAGATCCCTTTGCGGCTTCAACCTGGATTGTTTTCATTAAAACTTTTTTTCCTTTATGCATGGCAAAAATAGAATTATCTTCTTCGAATTCCTTGTATTCCCAAGATTCAATTCGGCCGTATCCATAATGTCGGCAATGCCCAAGGGCTGTGATTTTTTTTAATAATTTATTGATTTCTTTTTTGTCACCTCGAACAAACCAACAAACTTTTCTTACAAGCCGAACACGAAGAGGAACAAAACGGCTTTTATATGGTCCTGACGAAGTAAGGAGTTTTTTTCGCTGTGATTCGTGAATTGCAAGAGCAAGAATATCCGTGTCAAATCTTTTTGCTTGATGATCTGACCATTCAGCATGAACTTCTCCGAGAATAGGATCAGAAGAACAATAAACATCATGTCCACAAATTGTTCTTTTCGCTAAAGGAATCGGCGGTTTTTCAATTTGTGACAACGGAATGTCCCTAGTCATTTTCCTAGCCTGTTTCATCCCCATTCTTAAGGCAAGTTCATATTCTAATAGGCTGTCAATTTTAGGAGGTTCCCCGCAAAGCGGGGAAACCAAGTTGCATGTTACCTTCCAATTTTTTATCATAATTGTTCTTCAAAGAATGATAAAACCGAATCATAATCATTTCTGATAATACTCATTCCCTCAAAATCTTTGAAGATGTCTTCTGGAGATTTTGCTGCTTTAATTTTATTTCCAATAGCCTTGGCTATAGATTTTCCATCTTTAGAATTATCAACAGCAATTCCAATATATCGCTGAACATCAATCAAAGATCCATCAGGCTGCTTTTCTTCAAAAATATAAATAAGTGAATCTTTAACTTTCTTAATTATCGGGAAAGACATCTTTGTAGGAAATGCCTTCTCAAGCCAAGAAACAAATCTGTCTTTATTTTTTTCTACATGCTGAATATATTCCTGAATCAGTTCATCAGGATCTTTTTCATGCCCAAACCAATCAACAAGTCCGGAGATCCAGATATTTGATTTCATTTTGCCATGTCCTATCCTGGCTGACCCTCCAATAATTCCATCAGATTTCTGCCAACGCTGAATGCAAAACAAAGTTGCCCCTATCTCAAGTGGAGATACATTATATAGGATAAGATCATGATAAAATAAAGTCCCAGGAACTATTGATTCCCCAGCATAAATCATCAGATTACTTTCTTCCTTTTTTTGAAGGTCCTTTATCATGGATACAGAATCCTTCATTCTTCCGGCATCCCCTCTTGTATATTGATATTTGCTTATGAAATGCTGCGCTGGAAGAAGGGACTGAACAGGAATTTCATAATCTTCAGGTATCAATTTTGGAAGAAGTTTCTGATTTTCCAGACAAATAAGAATTCCGCGGGAAACAAATAAAGATCCCCCCACAACCTGATTTTTCAAACTCCCGCCAAGAAGTCTGAATAATGGAGAGACCTCCTGCAATTCCGCAATCAAAGGAATATTATCAGTAGTACTGGATTCAGAAAGACTGCCGCCTGTAAACATATAATTAGCCTGATCAATAGATAATTTTCCTCTTAACTCACAGACATCAACAAGATGAAGGGCTCCTGGCTCCCTAATGATTTTATGCCGGAGAGCATTTCCAGACAAGACTGGAATATCAACAACATTTCCTTCATGAAGAACTTTTTCTCTATTCAGAATAGATTCATTACCGGAGACGCCCATCATATGAGTAATAGGAGAAACAGCCTCAGAAAGAAAATGGATTTTGCAAGTTCCTATTTGTTTCATTTTGAACCCCCTTTCTTTTTCTGATTCCAAATCTGCCGGGCATAGACCAAAATAATATTATACTTTTTCTCAATAATATGAAGAAAAAGATCCTGCCATTCCCTCGGCTTTGTATTCATAGATTCAAGAAAAGCAAGAAGACTTTCCTTTGAGGCCACGGCCCCAGGATCTGCTTTGATGAATTCCAGAACAAGATTTATGAATTCTTCATAATCCCCTCCACACTTCTTGACAGCGGAAATAAGACCATTCCCTATCCGTTCCCATAAGGTCTTCCGGTCAAAATCATCAGAGAACAATTCCGGTAAGATTGAACACATCTTTATGGCCTCGTCTCTTACCACCCTTTCTTCCATCTCCGGAAGTTTTCTCGAGGGGTCTATCAATCCCACTAACTTCTGTCTGAATTCTTGTGCTGACAATTGATTCATTTCTACACTCTTCCTTTCCGGGGCATATCCATGCCGCCAGTTCTCCCAATGGGGAGGAAAATATATTACACCACTCTTCAAGTGGAGATTCACTACCATAAAATTCAACTGTGTTTTTCCAGTTGATAAATTGATCAGGATTTGTCAGGGACTTTTTCCCAATAGCCGCAGAGGCAATGAGGGCACAATCCAGAATGCGTCGAAGTTGGACCCTATCAACAATGATTTCTTTTTCTTCAAGCAAAACTGAATACATATCCCGATCATAATTAACCGGTGCCCTGAAAATAAGATGTTTCTGTCCACTGTCTGCAAGAATAATAGAGAATGGAGGTTTCGGGGGATCAAAAAGAATTGTCCGACAAAAATCAAGATGCCGTTTTGTAAAAGCTTTTTTCCAATCGAGAGTGAGAATCCATGAATAACAACGTGGTGCTCCCCCACGTCCTTCTTTCACGGTTCCGTCAATCTGTTCTGTTTTTCCAAGTCCAGCAAAAGAAGAAATACAGCATCCACAAACAAAATTACTTCCCGGATTCTTCACAATATCCCGATTTGTAAAAGTCTCTTTTACATAATCTTGTTTCAAATAATGATTTCCGCATGGCAATCCACAGTAATAACATTTATTCTGACCATGATAATAATTTGATGAATCAAAAAGATAAGAAGCAGTTATCATTTTCTTTTTCATCTATTGCCTACCCATTCATCACTTCCGCACAAAGGACAGCAGCCTTCCTTCTGATCTTCTGGGCTGTACCACACATAGCAATGTCCACACTGTACAGGAACATTGAATATTTCAAATGCCTCTTCCATATCATTGGTCCAGTCTTTCTTTTCCTCTGCCATAAGATCCTCCTATTTTATTATAGGCAAAATCTGCTTACTTTTTGTATCTTTCATTCAATCAATCTCCTTTATTCTGATCTTTTCTCCGATAAGATTTCCGTCTGGGCCAATCTTGTTCAGTCGGCCAACAGTCTCATCAGTCAGAAAGAAATGCGTGTTCCCATTCTTGCAGAACTTCACCTTGAAATATGAACAGTCTGCCTCATTCGCATGGTTGATTTTTGCAAGAGTTTTCAGTGTCTTATCTGGAACAGACTTACCATCTAGGATATAACAAACCTTTTCTAGATCATCGGTTATCGTCGGCCCACCGGACCAATAGTTATACATCATGAGATAATCATATGTCTGAAGGATAAAAAACTTGTCTACACCGTTGTTGTTCCGCTTCTTTTCCCTTGAAGCAAACCCTGAACCGGTTTCATAAGATCCGGTTATCAGTTTTTCATAGACACGCTTGCACATCAGCCGGATATTTTCATAAATCATAGACTTCAAACTGGTAAGCCATGCTTCCGCGTTTTCCGGCGTGAAGTCCGGTGTTTTCAGCTCCTCAATCTCTTTCATCATCTTGGCATACTCGGAGCAAAGCATGTACTTTTCCAAAAAGTAGAGTTTGACAAGATAGCGCCAGAGATACTGGTCAATGTATTTTTCTGTTCTGGCCTGATGATAGTTGTGGAACTCCCAGCGGATGTTGTAGGGCCTATATCCGTTGACATCTTTAAGGTTATCAGATATTTGCTGATCAAGATCAACAAACTCTTCCATCTGCCGCAAGAATTTCAACTTAATCCGGAAGAGGTCTTCTGCTGTAAGTCGCCTTGTAATTTCATTCATAAACAAATCCTCCTTCTTTTTGATGAACCATGCTTATCAATTATATAACCTCACTACGTTTCCTACTGTCCAGATATTCCCGCCCAATATCCCTGCAGTGAAGGACGGCAACCTGGTCCAGGAACACCTGACCCTCTCTTTCCAAAACCTTATTCCATCTGATGATTCCTCTTTCCCGCTCCTCCGGTTCCTGATTAAGGGCTATCATTTTGGTGACGTGACCTCCCTTTCTGTAATCTTCAGCCACGTGGGTCAGGTTCACATCTCCTTTATTCCCTGCCCGGTTTACCTGTGAAGCGGTAATGACGGCACAATTCAATTCCTGAGCCAGTCCTCTCAATTTCTGCCATAGATCGTTCAGCTGATTTCTGAGCTCCCCTTTGATGTCAAACCTCATGATGTCAGCATAGTCTATAACAATCATGTCCGGAACGATCCCCTCATAATACATACAATTATCTATGATGTTTCTAATATCTGTCAAAGAGGTACTGGAAGCTGGCAATGCAAAGATTCGAACTCCGCCGGTAACTTGTTGTCTATATTTTTTTTGAATATTGGCTATATTTCCCATTTCGGTGTCCACGCCATCCCGGGTTTCCGTCCTCATTTTCACTTCCCACTTTCCTTCCTCAGCAACCTCTGAAAAATAAGGGATTGACACCTGGGAGGTAGTCAAAGGTTTGCCCCGGAAGGCTTGCCATGCCCGGCGGAGTATTCTATTTTGAGTCATCTCCAGGGAGAAAAAGAAAGAATGATATCCCATCAGGGCAGCATGATGAGAAGTGTAAAACAGGCTGTATGATTTTCCCATTTTTGGACGGGCCAGGAATGATACAAAGTCTCCTCTGACAATTGGGCCCACATGGGATCCCAGGACCCCAGGATATGTGAATAATATTTCATCTTTATCTCCAAAGGCCTGAACAATGGGGGCAGTATCCCTAAGAATATCAACCCCGGAACCTTTGTTGGATCCAATCCGTTTGAAAGATGATATGAGATGCTCCCCGTTTTCCACGTCCCGGGAATCAATGGCTGTTTGAAGTTGTTCTTTAATCTGTACCAGTTTTCTGATCCGGAAATATTCTGAAGCAGAGCTTACTGCATACTGAACATTGTGGAGCTCCACAGAATCATCACTCAACTTTTTGAGAAACTCAGCGATGAGCTCTGTATCATCTTCATTGGGCACCTGATTTTTCTTTCTGGTGTACAGATCCTCAATGTTTTTCCCGGGGGCCTCCTCTATCTGATCAAAATATTCCCACACCCAAGAGGCCAACAGCCGGACATAAGGAGACTCAAACAACACAGGATCTGCTGTCCCCTTCATCTGTCTCAGAAACTCTGTTGAGGTGATTAAATATGACATGATCTTTCTTTCTTCGGACAAGTCAATCCGGTTTCTAGTATAGCTCACGCAGCCTCTCTATAATATTTCAATAGTTCTTTCACGCCTTCAATCCGATCCACCATATCCTCTCCAAATAGATCATTGAGAATCCCTGCTTTCTGATGGAGCAGGTTAATATAATCTTCATCGATCGTTCCCACTCCAGTTAGATAATACACATTCACTGAATCTCTTTGTCCATCACGATGCAATCTATCTTCTGCCTGAACCATGTCAATCGGAGTGAAAGCAAATTCGATGAAAGCGCAAGTGCTGCAAACTTCCTGAATCCCATCTGTGCCTGTTCCCAATGATTGTATATTCCCAAATAAGATTTTGCTTTCCGGGTCTTCTATGAATCTCTGTTTAATCTCATCTTTCTTTTCAGCAGACACTGAGCCATCAATAAACAAGGCTTCTTTACCAAATTGTTCTTCTAGGTAGCGCCTCACCGCCCGATGATAATAATACACAACCAGTTTCTCACCTTCAGCTACGAACTCCCGAATCCAATTTACTGCCGCTTCTTTTTTCAAATCAAATGCCGTCCGGGAAAGGGACCTTAATGCCTCATCAGTTTCCTTCCTGGTTGCCAGAATATCACTGAGGTAATTCTGTTTCTCCATTTCATAGGCTTCAGAATCAGTCAGATCAATAGGAATCATGTCCCGTATTTTCGGAGGCAAATCCGGCAGGACTTCATTCTTTGTCCGACGGATATATAGATCCCTGATTTTTGCCTGCAATTCCTCTCCATGAGTCAATCCATTATATGTCCATCCAAATCCATTATGACGGGGATCACAGTACCGTTGTCGGTACGCATAGAAATTGGGGAATCGGGCGGGACTGGTCAAATGCAGCGACGGAAAAAATTGTAAAGGCCGGGATCGGATAGGGGTTCCGGAAAGACCTATCCAATCCGCTCTGGTTTTGTTGACCAAGGAAATTGCTGCCTTTGTTCTCTTTGCTTTCCAATTTCCCATCATCTGAACCTCATCCCCGATGACTACAGCTGGGTTTATATCTCTCAAAACACGCTCCCAATAAGTCAGGATTTCCCAGTTAACGATGATGAGGGGGATTTCCTCCGGAATAGAATAGGGGGTCCGGCCGCTGAGAATTATAGATTCTTCCCCGGGCAGCCATTCTTCCGCTTTTCGGACCCATTGTTTTTTCAAGGAACTTTTGACTACAATGACTGCAGGTCTTTTTTCCGGATTGATACGAAGGTACGCTAAGGATTCTATGGTCTTTCCCACTCCCTGATCATCCAATATTAATCCACGGCCCCTTCTATAAGTCAGGAACTTTTGAGCCTCTACCTGATATGGTCGGAGTCCCGGAACCTCTGATACCTGAATATTTTCCCATAGGGCTGAATCTTTTTCTGTCGTGGAAGCTATAATGGGAAGTTGAAATCCTAAATTAGTGAGGGCCTGTGAGTGAACTTCTGTGATGGGGGTTTCCCAAATTTTCCGATCTGGCAGGTATACCCGATTTGGAAGGGCCTTAATCCCGTTCAGTGTCTCCCTGAAATCAGGCCCCGAGAATTTCACCTGATATTTGTTGTCCACAATCGTACAGGATTTCATCACATCTCCCTTTTCTCTAACACCGGTTTATATTCCCAGTTATCTGGAAAATCCCTAATTTTTAAATCCTTATATAGTATAGAATTATAAGATTCTGAAAATTGTCTCAATAATAAAATCTTCAATTTTTCATAACTCCTTACTATATATAAAATTAGAAGGTCGCTAGAATCAATTATTTGAAATCGCTTAGGCTATCTTACAGTATAGTTTATTCTAGGCACTTAAAACAACCTTCATTGGATAATTCCTTATGGCTAAAGGAATTATAGGAAATACAAATATCCTCGTAATTCCCTATGTCATAAGGATTTAGGGTAAATATAATAAGATTTTTCATCTTACGTACCTTTCACAAATTGAATGGGTTCTTTCTTTTTTCTTTTTTTTGTTTCTCTTTCTCCTTGAATATTTCTACATCTCTCATATCAGCATTTGAAAATACATATTTTCTATGCTTTTCACATAAATATAGAGTATCCTTTCCTCCTGTATATTTTCTCATGTGTTCCGGAATGGAATATCTAATTCCTTCCTCTCCACAGAGCATAAAATCACACATTCCCAAAACCTCAATCCTCTTATTTGGTCCCATTTCTCTTCCTCCTTTTTGGCTTTGACCCATTGATGAAGAATGCAAAGAAAAAACTCAGGGGAGCCATGACATCATAGAATATTGCCGGGAAAGCAAAGGACCAGAATTGTATTGGTTCTGTTCGGTCGATCCCCCGGAAAGATGAAGCAATCCAGACATACAGATCAGGAGGCAAGTTTCTCTGCCCGCTCCCTGAAAAGTCCGCATTCGGGTTTTCAAATAATAACTCATCTACCCGCTGTTGGATTTCTTTTTCCTGTCCTCTCAATTCTTCCAGGGATTCTGCGGCTTTTCTCCTGCCGTAGTTTGTGGTCCAATATACGCTTTCGTATTCTTCTGATGTGGCAAAATCCTTCGGTGATAAAGACGCCAACTGCTGTGCAAATGAATTCAATTCCATCTCTACACGTTCCATTTCTTCTCTTATTCTCTCCAAATCCGCTGAATACCGATCGTAGACCCATAATATATTTTCCTCCTGACGGGTGCTATTGGCCTGAGAATCGATTTTATCACAAAAAAAGGTATATTGCCCCGCGACAGTGCTAAACATCGAAAATAACACCACTACAAGGGAGCATGTGGCAAAAACAAATCCCACCAGAGGGTACCGGTATCGAAAGAGCAACAAAACCGCATCAATTCCAGCAACTGAGAAAAAGACCATGCTCCCGGATGCTATAGAAGCATATATAGGTTGGTATAGCCCCTCAAACCAGATTTTGGTGTGATAAAAACTCAGGTAAGCCGCTCCGGCCCCCACAAATGTAAATACTATTTTCAATATCAGCAATGATAAAGGGATTCGATGGAAGAAGTTGCCGGCTGATTTCACCTGTTCCTTCACCGTTTTCGGGAGAGATTCCATAGAGGGATTGGCAGGGGCCACATAATTTGGGCTCATATGATATCTGGAAATATTCTTTTTCAGAAATCCTTCAGCTGTTAATTCCCGTAGGACCAACCCAACTTGATAAGTTGTGATCCCAGTCTTTTCTTTCAGCCAATTGATGGTGGGCATTTTCCTGTAATGACTATAATATTTCCGGATCAGGCGGCGGATTTCTTCCTTGATATTCACTTCGGGCTTGATTTCTTCTGGCTGGTGGAGCATTCCAACAGATTCTACATTTATCGAATCTGGAGAAATTGATAGGGCTTTCTGATCCTCTTTTGGATTGATTTGCAATCCTTCTGTACTAATAACTCCTGACTGATGTTTATTCATTCTCTCACTCCTTTGGTCCCAATCATCTTCTATTACGTTTTTGTCTCTTTCTTTTTCAATGATTCTATGGCGCACTGTCTCAGATCATCATATCCAAGAGACGGCTGCTCATTAGCCTCCAGGACCTTTTGAATTCGATCCATCTCCTGCTGAATAGCAGCCTCCTCTCTCAATTCCGCCATCCTGACTTTTCTATTCTGAGCCTTTTCTACCACATCGTCATCAGGATCTAAGTTCACTCCGTATTGGTTATTTACCCATTGAAGAAATCCATTCCACCGATTCCCACTCATAGGCAAGAAGCAGGGTCGCAAGTCCCCAGCCCAACAGTCCTGAATATAATCCATCACTGTGCGCAGGAAAACTGGAAAAGTTCGGCCGACTGAAATCCACCCACTGTTTACCAATCCCATCATATCTTGGTTATTCTTCCACCATCGTTCTAAGCTCAATACACAACCGATGAACTGAGTCCATTCGCTGTTGTTCCATCTCTTGGTCTTTGACTTATTATAGGGAGTTTCCCATATACTTTCGATGCCTGAATACAAAGAAATTAACCGGGACTTGTCTACTGATGGAAGAGATCCCAATGAACTAGGGGCATTATTTAGGCAGTAAAGCATCCAGCTCTTCTGGGTTCTGGGATTGTAAATGAAAACATCCAGTCCAACTTTTTTCAGGTTGTCCTTATCTTCAGGCCAAACTTTTTCATCTGTCTTCATCCGGCCAAATCGGGAAAAGGCACGGGAAAGTGTCTTATAGATTTCTTCATGGGAAAGGCCCTTCAACTTGCTAATCGGGGAGAAGTCAATGTTGTTCTTGTTTTTCCAGGCTGGGTCCCATTCACATTCCATGAATTTACCGGAGCGGATCTGTTCAATATATTTGAATGTTCTATCCAAAACTTTTGACGGACGTTCCGTCCGGGTTCGGAAGCCTCCCCTTTTTAACAAATCTTTTAATTTGTCCAGGTGTGGATAAATTTTCTTCGGGGAAGTTGAAAGCCCAAAGGGCGACTCGCCAGAGTCGCTTACAATTTCTTTAGAAATTGGGTTTTTATAAGTATGGTTTTTATAAGTCTTATTATAAGATTTTCCCTCCGGGGAGATTCGATTTTCCCTCGGGGGAAAATCGATTTTACTTTTTAGCCCTTTTAGCCATGATTTGGGGATTTCTCCATCAAGAAAAATTTCTTCATTTTTGAAGGCATACCATTTTGTGTGATTTATGACAGATTGATTGAAATTTCCTGTGATTATTATTTCCTTTTTTTTCAATCGTGCTAGAGCCCCGCTTATCTGTTTTTCAGACCACATAGGAAACAATTCCTGAAAGGCCCGGATGGAATTGTAAGTCCACCAATGTCCCTTATGAAAATGTTCTTCACTTTCGTTTGCTCTGTTCTTTGAAATCCAAAATTTCAGATTGTTGATTAATATAGCTTCTGTGGTTCCAAAAAGCACGGCAAAAAGAACATTGAAATGATACTCTTTTGTTGAATCAATGAACGATTCTTTTTTCATATTCGTTCCTCCATCAAAAAGTAAACCCCTCAACCGGGAGGCTACTGGTTAATATGTTAACGTGAAAACATAAAAACCACTCCCGGTTAAGGGGTCAAAAATTATTCACGTTATGTTTTCCGACCCGTAGCAAGGTCATCATTTATTCTATCTTAATTTTTGGATCCAGTCTATAGGTTTGTTGAAAAAATCTTATTCCATCAAAGAAACGGGCGCGTTCAGCCGCGGGATATTTTTCCAGCTTCCCTTCTTCAATGGCCTTATTCATTTTCTTCAGGATATTCTTTATACAGCTTTCCAGGTAGAGATTATCATGTTCAGCATAACTTTTTTCCCTGGGCTTTATGGGGATCCATTCCCATTCAGGGATCCGGTCGTGGTTCTTTCCCCGGTATGATTCATCGTCCCATTTTGGATTTACGTTGTACCCCCGGAATTTCATTTCAGCCATTACTTTTTTATGAAATTCAATCAAGAGGCAGAAAGCATAATTGTAGATGTAATCAATGGTAGAGTGCTTCCGTCCCCAACCATTCCCTCGGAGAGCACAACACTCCCGATGCTGTCCAAGCAGCTGAAGGCGGGGAAGATAGGGAATTAGGTCCGTGTGCCATAATCTCATGTGAACCTCCTGTAATATTATTATAGGGTATTTTTGGCTACTTTCTACTTAACGGATTTTAAGTACTTTTTTCCAAATTCTTCATATTTCGTAATCTTTTTTTCTAATGGGGGTAGATATTCCTTTCATTCAGGAGTATAATTATAGTATAACTTGTTAAGGAGAGTTGAGGATGAAATTGATTGGTGGACAGAAACTTAGAGAGCTTGGGTCTGACCGGCATACTGACGATCGTGATTACCTGATTTATGATGAGTCAAATCCTGAGCTTTTTATCCACGAAGCTGACTATGATATTATCAATGCCGCTGCTCATCCTTTTTACTCTGCTGTTTGGGCCTTGGATGCTGACTCTGATGATGTTAGTCTTCAGGCCCTTTTTGAGATGACCGTTTTTACTTTTGTTAATCACTGCGAAAATGGCAGTTGGGAAAAGGCTGATGCGAAAGAATATGACATTCGGTTCCTTGCCCGCAAAATGAATGGTCAGGTGAGTTTTGATATAGCCCGTAATTATATCAGTGTTGGGGCTGTTGAAGAAGTGGAAAAAATATTGGATTCAATCCGGTATTAAATTTATGACTGGCGAGTCTAAACCGCGGAGGATTTGAATGGTAAATAGAAAGGGTGAAAGAAAATGGCGGAAGATCGGTAAAATCAAATTAACCATGGAATGTGTAATGCATTTTTATGTTGATAAATCGATGGCTGATCATTACAAAAAATGTGCGGGTGCCGTGCGGAAAATGGCTGAAAAAGACCTGGAAGAATATCACAAACATTATTCTGGGCTTCCTTCTCTTCAGCTAATTGAGGTTGAAGAAGCTGAAAAAAATCATTTCAGCGTGACGTTTTGGGTACATCCATACATAAGATAATTTTAATGCCGGTCCTGCGGGACTGGCTATCCGGACCTGCTGATTAACAGTAGATCCGGATAGCCGAAAGGCAAAAATTAATGGCTGGCGAGCCTTAACCGCGAGGGGAATTATTATGACTGAAAAACAAAGATTGGAAAAGGAACTGGCTGAATTGACTGGCAGTCGTCAAACGTACAAACGAATCACGAACAATAAAATGGCTCTTCAGTTCCTCAAGGAAAACGGGTTTGATTATCGGGATCTGTTCGGGACACAGAAAGAGGCGATTCCGGCAGTTCGTAGTCAACATGATGAAATCAAAAATAAACAGGCTGGTCGGAGAATGGCACAAAGGTGCCCGACTTTTGTCCAGCAGCTCAGAAAAAATCATGAAAAAAAAGTTGCTGATTATCTGTGCAGGAATTATAAAACATCGACGAACGGAGAAATTGAAGCGACTATAGGAAATGAATTTTCTTACTCAAATTCATCGTGGCTTGACTATGACGGGTATTCAAAATCTTATGGACACCCCATGACTTGTTACAATCACTATATCACAGTCCCTGCCGGATGGTGCGAACAGAAAATTGAGGTTATCGAATTTGACGGAATCAGAAATTGGAAATGCCGAAAAATCTCCAAAATTGGGGAGGTCTCAATCTATGATGTGGTCTACCTCCACGAAATGCGGGGGTTTGAAAAAGAATTCAAATCCTGTTTTGTGGCTTCAAACGGTACTTATCATTATCATGCTGAATCCCAGCAAAAAGCTATTGAGGGACTCCGGAAAAAAATTAAGCGGAACAAAACCAGGTATCAAATTACATTGGACACTTATATGTCCCGGGAAAAATATCACCGGCTTACCGGGGCCTGTCGGGAGGGAATTACAGATTGGTGTGAATCTCATGGAGTCGATCCCACTGGTCGGATGAAAGTCAAGGAGTTACTCCCGATTTTGGAACAGGAAAAACCCTGGGGATATGAAAAGTTCATAGCGTCAATTTCAGCATAATGGTGATGGGTTCCCCGCTTCGGCGGGGGATCTTTCTGGACCCTCTTCGGAGGTTCCAGATGGATTATTATTTTTTAAGGAGGGAGAGGAGTGAATAATACAGAAAGATTATTCAAGGACAATGAAAAAATGATTTATTATCTGGCTAATAAATTTGCTGACAACAATGGCACAGATCCGGATGATTTAATTTCATACGGCTTGGAGATATTCATGGAGACGGTGATGAGGTTTGATCCTTCTAGGGGATTCCGTTTTTCAACTTATTTGTATAATCGGTTATGGGGCCGGTTTATGGATTGGCATCGGGCACAGGCGGAGGTTCCCCTTCCTGTATGGATTCCTGAATTGGAAGATAACGGGGATCCGGCTGTGAAGTGGATTTCTTTTCATGAGGAAATGATTGCATTTAAGGATGCTGTGAAGGGACTTTCTCAGGATTCTCAGGAGCTTCTTCAAGCTATTTTGCGGGGGGAAGTTGTGAGAGTGCATCATTTCCATGGGAGCATCCTTCCAGTGTCTCATCATGGCACCCGGTTGTTTATGAAAGAAAATTTTGGATGGAGTTATAACCGCACCTCAAGAGCATGGGAAGAAATAAAAGTTTTTTGGCAGGGATATAAACTAACTGCATAAATCCCTATAATAAGATAGGGAGAAGGAGGAGAATTTTGGAAGGATATAAGATTTTTAATAATGATTGGACGTGTCAAGGATTTCAATTTGAGATTGGGAAGAAGTATAAACATGAGGGAGAATTGATGAGATGTCCGAGAGAGGACCAAGTTAAACAGGGAAAAGGCGGATTTCATTTTTGCAAGAATCTGAGCGACTGTTTTAATTATTATCCGTGTGTGCCGTGGAATAAAATTGCTAAGATTAAGGCTCATGGAGAAATTATTGGTGAAGGGACTGATAAACAGTGTACAG